CCGCGCCGCCATCGCCAATGAGCATTCAAATCCACGACATCGTGCAGGTAGATCCCAGCAGAGACATTTTCGGCGGCTGCATGGTTGTCGTCACTGAGATCAAGACCTGGGGAATTCAGGGATACGTGCAGTCTGCCGGAGTGCCGGGACAGCAGTACATCAGGTTGAAGGCCGGGGAGTTCGAGCCCACAGGTGGCCGGGCTGTGTGGGGGATTGCAACGGAAGGAGAAGAATCATGAGCACCTTGATCCGCATAAAACGGGTCGGTGGCCAGTGGTATGCCTTTTCGATAGGCGGCCCGAGAAAGCAGAGCAATCTGCTGCTGGTGCCAGCCATCAACTTCTGTCGCCGACTGAACTCCAAAGCAACACAAGGAAAAACGGAATGAGTGCCTTTTCCGCAGCCGCCCAGGACGAGGACGGCGACGAGATCAAGGAATTGCAAGAACGTCTGCAAGACGCACTAGAGTGCATCAGAACGCTGACCGTGGAGCGCGAGAAGCTGCGCGATTCGGTCAAGCGCCTGCACGCCGCCAAGGGCCGTTATCACACGCAGATTGCCATCTGCGACCTGTTCGACCTGGTTGGGCTAAAGAACGAAAGGCCGAGAAATGAATGACAGAGAACTGCTGGAGCTGGCTGCGAAGGCTGCGCATTACTCGTATGACGGTGTTTTGCGCAACACCAAAACAGATTTTGAGTACGACGGTTGGAACCCGCTTGACGACGACGGCGATGCGCTAAGGTTGGCGGTTCGCCTGCACCTAGACATCAATCAATTCCCGGCGACCGACGGCTACGTTGGGATGATTAAAATCTGGCGCAACGGAGATGGTGACCCGGCGCACGTTGAATACGTCAAGGTTGGTGATGACCGCCTAATCGCCACCCGCCGCGCCATCGTTCGCGCTGCTGCTGAAATTGGAAGGAGCATGAAATGACCAACACCATCACCCTGCCGCGCTCCGTTGTGGAGCAGGCGCTAGACCTTGTGCATTACCTTGAAGCGCTGAACAGCAGCACTCGGCAGCAAAAGATGGACTTGATATGCGCACTCCGCGCAGCACTGGAGCAACCCGACCATCCCGGGCAGCACCTCGACATGGTGCCCGCTGGCTGGAAGCTGGTCCCGGTGGAGCCGACCGAGGACATGCTCGCTGCGGTCGCATGGCCAGGCTGCGCCGCGACCGACTGGGAGCACATGCTCGCCGCCGCGCCTCAGCCGCCAGTGGTGAAGCAGCCGCAAGTCGAGCAGGAGCCGGTGGCGTGCTTGGTGAGGACAAGATCACTCAGGACACCATCCGATATTTCTGCAGATGGAAAGAATCACTTCTGCGACTGGGGTGCATGGGAGCCTGAATCTTTGGCTTACGGCAGGGCGGTAACAGACCCTAGCAGAAACACCGGGCCAGGTCACTGCTATGAGATGAGGCTGCTCTACACCCGCCCGCAGCCCAAGCGCGAGCCGCTGACGGATGCGCAAATCAACGACCACAGGCTCGCGCTTCCCTACAACGGCGAGGATTTGCCAGACCCGTGGGACTTCAAGCAAGGCGTGAGAGCCGCTGAGCGTGCCCACGGGATCGGGGGTGAGCTGTGATTGCCGCTTGGTTTTTTGGTCTGGGGCTTGGTCTAGGGGTTCTTTGCTCTTGGCTGGCTGTTCAGGTCGCCTACCGCCTCGGAATCATTGAATACCACGGCAGCAGGGGTAAGGCATGAACCGCACCGAGATTGCCGCGCTGGCGCGTGAGGCTGGTCTTGCGCAAGTCAAAACAGGGCATGGCTTGGCCGGATTCGTCTTTCACTTCGCCGCCCTGGTCGCTGCTGCCGAGCGCGAGAAATGCGCTCTCACTGCATGGGAAATTGTGCAATATGAAGTGCATGCCGATTTGGCCGACCAAGTAGCGCAAGCCATCCGCGCAAGGAGTCCGGCATCGACCGCGCGCATGTGCCCGAGCACTTACTACGAGTGCCAGCGAGGCTGCGGAAAAGGCGGATGCAAGGATTTTGAGGATACTCATCAAGCGAGCAAAGCATGAAGACGCTCCCATACGACTCCCACCGCTGCGCCCCGCTGCACCCGGACGCGCACTGCCGCCAGTGCCTGCGCTTCGACCGCCTGCCCGGCCAGACCTGGGGCGAGCGCACGCCCTGCGTTTCCCGCTCTGGAAGCCAAGACAACGGCTGCACATACATACCCATCAAGAATCAAGCATGACACACAAACTTGACGCAACGGTGTTCGTCTATCGCCACCGCGAGACACGAGAAATCCGAGCACTTTACATGGATGACGCCAGCGCCATGACTGGCCGATCCGACTACGAGCACATCGCCACGCTGGAGCCGAGGATGTGGATCGAGGCCCACTATGACAATGCGGAGAAGGAGCGCGAGATGTGTGCCAAGGTGTGCGAAGCCCGCTACATGGGTGACAACAGCCGTGAGGATATGGAGGCGCGTAGGTGCGCCGATGCAATCCGCGCAAGGAGTCAACAAGCATGAAGTACACGCCAGATGAAGTGGCAAAGCTGCTGGCGAATCGACCAAACCAGCCACATTACGTCAAGACCCTGATCGAAAAATGCGTGAAGGCTGCTGTTTTTGCCGAGCGCGAGCGGATTGCCGCCGAGTTCGACCGCCGCGCCGTGTATTCCGATGGCACGCCATCGTCTGGCTGGTACGAGCCGCACGAGCCAGCTGAAATTGTGAGGGGCATGAAATGATCGACCGCGAAGACATCCTCCGTATGGCTCAGGCGGCCGGATTCAAAATCAAGCGATTCTCTAGCTCGGACGGCGGCCGGTTTCCGGTAGCACAGCGATCAGATGGTCGATGGGTGGGCATAGGAAGCGAGCTTGCTCAATTCGCCACCCTGGTTGCCGCTGCCGAGCGCGAGGCGTGCGCGAAGGCGTGCGAACAAGATTCCGACAGTCCCGAGGCAAAGGACTGCGCCTCAACCATTCGTGCGAGAAGGAACGCATGAAACCAAAAGACAACAGCCTCGCCGCCTTCTTCAAGTCGGTGCGCAAGTCCTACCACAGTAGCCGAGGCGGCACGGTGTCCGCCGAGAAACAGAACATCATGCAGTCGCCCAGCCTGCCAGTGTTCCGCCTGAACAACCAAGAAAGAAAGCAAGAATGCAAGTCGAACTGAAATTCATCACCCCGGACGCCGAGGTGCACATCGGAGCAGCCGCCGCTGAATGCTACGACAGCAGCACCGAACGCGACGCCTGCCTGCGCCGCGCTGCACACTGCATGTCGGTCAGCCATCTAGCCACGCTGCGCTTTGCCTACGCCGACTTCCACATCAGCGGCATCAGCCGCGTAGCCAGCCACCAACTGGTCAGGGTGGCGCACGCCGGTATCCTCCAGCGGTCTCAGCGATATGTGAAGGAGACGGCCGTCGAGTATGCCCAGCCGCCCGCGCTGCAGGAACTGCCCGACTGGATGCAGCGCGACTGGTTACGCATCCAGAACGAGGCCGAGGCGCTGTATTTCGACGCCATCGAGGTCGGAGGCATGAAAAAGGAAGACGCCCGCTATATCCTGCCGCAAGGCTGCACGACATCGCTGCGCATCTGCGGCAACTTCCAGATGTGGCATGACCTGCTGGCGAACCGCACGGCAAAGAAAGCGCAGTGGGAGGTACGTGAGGTGGCATTGGAAATTCAACGACTGCTCAACCAACATGCGCCGCTGGTGTTCCCTATGGGGGATGCAGAATGAATCCCAGCTACCAACCAGACTCGATCAGCATGGTCAAAAGCATGACCCGGGATCTCCTGGATGCTGTGTACAAATACGATGGCGCCGTGTCAGTCGCAACAGCGCTCGGGTGTCTGGTGATCGCTGGTGCTCAGCTATTGCAAGACGCGCTGGAGGGAGAAGGAAGTGAAGGGGAGGACGATGAGTAAGCCAAAGGCATTAGAACTCGCTGACCAGTGTGACCCGGAGGACGCGTTCGAGGTGGCCTGCGCCCGCGAGCTGCGGCGGCTACTGATGGAAAACCAACAGCTGCGGAAGCGGGTGCAGGAATTGACGGAGGCCCAAAATGACACGGAATGATCCTATCCGCTGGACCTCTGTCCGCTTGATTATCTCCCGGCTGCTTTGCGCCGAGGGGCCGATGCTGGGGTGGGATATCCACTTGGCTACTGGCTGCCACAAGAACACTGTGTCCCGAGTGGTTCACGACCTGCACCGGGCTGGCATTTTATATATCCACGGTTGGGGCCACCCGGGAGATAGCAACGCACTCGGCCCGATCTGGGCGGTGAAAGTGACGGGCGAAGAGCGCGATGCGCGCCGCCCCAGGAAAAAACCAAAGGCTGCTATTAACCACGACTGGAACATGAAAAACCGGGCATACAAAAACGCTAAACAGCGCGCCACTCGCGGCACCGGAGCCAGTGTTTGGAGTGGTCTCTTATGACTGCTGATGTCATTGAAGCAATCGGCCTGTATGTGGTCATTCCGATCTGCGTCGCGGCATTCTTCGTGGCGTTACTACACTATGGCACAAAAGGAGATTAGATAAAATGCCAGTGATTGAACACCCAGTACATGAACACGGGGTGCGCGATGCCGAGCACCGCTATGGTTGCTGGAACCGGCCGCCCTACCACGATGTCTGCACGGTAGAGGGCTGGCGTGGTACCGCCACCTGGCCCAACCGATTCTCCCGCGAGTGCCGCTACGACCGGTCGCTCACCGATTCTGCCTGCGCCGGATGCCGCCGGGCCGGTCACGGGGAGGAATACATCAAAACGCAAGAGGAGGCAATCGATCGTGCCTAAATCTACCAGGCCGCGCAAAAAATACCGTCCGAAGACCGGACTGATACTAGACACGGTGAGTTGGGTGAAAGAGGGATTCAAGCCATTGGGTCAGCACGGTACCTACCTGCTGGACCTGAAGATAGCCAACCACGGGGCGATGGCCGCACTGCTACAGGGCACCGCCACTCCCAAGGACATCTCGGCATTGGTCGCCATGTCCAACATCGTCGAGTCGCTGCAACAGATGGGGTTCGGGTCGGAGTACACGGGTGTTGCAGTCGATGGCCGATACGCATTACTTAAGATCGCGTATCGGGCGACAGAGATCCTGCGGTATACCCCCACCGGAGAAGAAATCGGGATGCTCAACCGGTTGATGGAGCTGCATGACGCACAAATGGAGGTGATCACGGTGGCTGACATGCAACGGGGGATTGATAGGGCGAAGGCACAGATCCGAGACCCGAAAAAGGTGATCAAAATGCCTCCGATTCCAGAAGCCTTACGAAACCCAAAAGATGATAAAAATGATAATCATATCCTATACAAGGCTGCATAAAGTAGGATACTCGCAAGACATACGAAAGGAACATGATGAGTAAAAAACCGGAACAGGCATTTTGGGAGTGGCTGCGACGAGCGATAGGCAAAAACTGCTACCTGGAACGTATCGAGAATCGAGTGGGGATGGGTACGCCGGATTTGCACGGGGTGTTCATGGGTGCCGACGGTATATCACGGGCGATATGGGTTGAGCTGAAGTCGGCGCAATGGTCAACCCAAGGAACACTACGAGTGCCGGCCTACAAACCACACCAGGCAGCGTGGCACGAAAGGTACCTGAAGGCAGGCGGAAAATCCATCTACCTGGTGGAGACCGACACCGGCGAAATGCTGGTCATACCTGGGCGGCTGGCTGGGCAGGTGGACGGCATGATGAAAGCCGCAATACCGCAGGGGGTGATGGCGGTGTCGAAAAAAGCTAAGGCACCGGAGATTATTGCGGCGATACTCGCGGTGTGATATACTGTAAGGACTCGGTGCAACGCCGAGTCTCTGCACATAGGTGATCGGGCCTGCAGAGGGATTCAGAAACCGCCTTCTGTATCCGTTGTATCCGGCATGATGGAACAGAGCCGGATACAGACAAGAAACCCCCTTTTCCATTCGAGAGAGCAGATTCCGAGGGGGATCTGTATCCGTTGTTCCACGCCCGTGCGAGGCTCGTTTCTGTCGCAAACTTGCGACAGATATGGTATATATATACGGATACAGCGGATACAACGGATACAGAAACCCTTCTTCCATTCGAAAAAGCCTGTATCCGGCACTGTATCCGTTAATGAATGGGGGCGGATACAAGATCGGAGAAGCTGTTCAGACGGCGGACTTCTATTCTTCGGCACCCATGGTCAAACCTAGAATTCCCCCATGTAAGCGTGAAAAAGACGCGAGAAGGTGTCTTCCTTGCGTCGGAAGCCCGAGAAGCTACTAATATAGCCAAGATATTGTCAGAACGCAAGGAAGACCCCAAGGAGAGGCTCGGAGACACATCGGCGCATCCCTAGGGTGCCGCGTGCCCAGCTGCCCGTCTTCCTAAAACAGCCGGTGACCAGCGCGCGCCACTTGTGGTTTGTTACACTTTGTTACAAATTCGAAATAATTCTTGCTGCGGTGCGACACTGGTTGACGGTTTCCGGTATATATCTGTATCTGCCCGGTATCCGCGCTATTCAGATACGCGGTCGTTGTGTCCCAGAAATACCCGTGGTAGAATTCAAGCATTTAAAGAAGCCCCCGGTGGCTGCACGTCGCAGATCCGGTAGCGCACTATCGCGCACATCCGAATGAGGACTAAGTATCATGATAGACCACAGTAGGTATTACTCCCCGAAGCCCAAGGCACCGCCCACTGAGAAGGAACTCAAGACCCACAAAAATCAGTGGGATGCACAGTATAAAATCGATCAGTACGGGCTCGATGCAGTGTGCCAAGACATCATGGGCGGGGAATCGATGGCCGTGATAGCGGCAAAGCTCGGTGTGCACCCATCAGCGGTCGTATACTGGGTATCCAAGTCACCCGAACGGCAGACCCGTACGCGTGAGGCACGCGCACACGCCGCCATCCTCTGGGACGAGCTGGCCGAGCACAAGCTCAACACGGCCGAGGACAAAATGTCGCTCATGCGTGCGAAGGAGCTGGCCAGTCACTACCGGTGGCGTGCCCGCTGCGTTGCACCGAAACAGTACGGGGACAAGATCACTAGCGAGGTGTCTGGTCCGGATGGTTCGCCGTTGCAAATCTCGTCACTTGACCTCAAGAACCTGACCGACGAGGAGCTCGCTGTGGTTGAGAAATTGATGATGAAGGCCGCTGCGACCAAGCCCACCAGTGACAGCTAAGATGATAAAGGTGATAACGGGATGACCAGCACCCTTTCTCCTGTAGTCATGATGGATATGGTCCGGCGGGAGAAGTCCCGGCGTCTGGCCGAGTCGTCCCTGTACGAGTTCATCCGGCAGGCGTGGCCGCACATGGAGCCGGGCGTGGAGTTCGTGCCGTCCTGGCATATCCAGGTGATCTGTGAACATTTGGAGGCTGTCTCCCGTGGTGAGATTTCCCGCCTGCTCATCAACATCCCACCACGACATTCAAAGTCCACGATTGTCTCCGTCGGCTGGTGCTGTTGGGAGTGGCTACATGCGCCAGAGCAAAAATTCCTTGCTGCATCATATTCGGGCAGCCTTTCGATCCGTGATAACCTGAAGGCCCGTCGGTTGCTACAATCCCCCTGGTACCAAGAGCGGTGGTCCGACGTTTTCAGCCTTACTGGCGACCAGAACGAGAAAAAGCGGTTCGAAAACAACCGGACAGGCTACCGGCTGGCGACTTCGGTCGGCGGTACAGCCACCGGTGAAGGCGGCTCACGGTTGATTCTCGATGACCCGCATGGTGCCCAGGACGCGCAGTCCGACACGATGCGGGAATCGACCTTGGAGTGGTTCGACGCGGTGTGGAGCACCCGACTGAATAACCCCAAGACCGACGCGATGGTGACGGTCATGCAGCGGCTGCACCAGAAGGACATCTCGGGCCATATCCTAGAAGACATCGGCGGCTGGGAGCATATTTGCATCCCAGCAGAATACGATGGGAAGATACGAACTACGTCGCGTGGCCGTTACGACCCACGGACCAAAGACGGCGAGCTGATCTGCCCCGACCGATTCGGTGAGGAGGAGATCACCAGACTGAAGCAGCTGCTGGGCACCTACCAATCCAGCGGCCAGTTGCAACAGGACCCGACCCCGAGCGGCGGCGGCATCCTGAAGACCAAATATGTCAATCTATGGCCAAAAGATTCGGGACTTCCGCAGTTCGAGTATGTCCTACAGTCGTACGATTGCGCGTTTACTGAGAAGAGTAGCGGAGACCCGACAGCTTGCACCGTCTGGGGCGTGTTCACGCTGAAGAACGAGCGCCAATTGATGCTGATCGACGCCTGGGATGAGCACCTGAGTTATCCAGACCTACGACGTCGAGCTATCGACGACTGGACTACCGAGTATGGTGGTGGGTCGAAAGATAAACCGTTTGTGCGCGCCCGACGGCCGGACCGCATCTTGGTCGAGGCGAAAGCCAGCGGTCAGTCTTTGCTTCAGGATTTACACTTGGCAAAAGTCCCGGCTATCGGGTACAATCCGGGAAACGCGGATAAAGTATCGCGAGCGCACCAGACCGCACCGACCTTAGAACTTGGTTTGATTTGGGTGCCGGAATCGACCAAGAACCCGGGTCAGCCCGTCAGCTGGGCATCGAAGTTCATGCGCCAAGTGGCTAAATTCCCGGTCGATGAGCACGACGATTACGTGGACACCTTTACTCAGGCCGTCATCTATCTCAAGAACGAAGGATGGTTTGAGCTGCCGCAGGCGGCCGAGATCATCGAACCACGGGAATACAGAAAGAAAGCAGGTAACCCATATGCAGCCTAGAACTATTGGAATGGTTGGTCACCCCATTACAGGAAAATGACATGCAAGACTTTAATTTAGCTCAGTATCTGCAGTCCATCGGGATGTCAAACCCGTTCATGGCTCACAACTACGCTGGGCGGTTTGGCCCGTCTCCGATGGGTTCTTACGCCCCGCAATTCCAGCCGAACAGCGGGTACAACCCGGCGAACTTTTTTAACCCTTTCAACCCCGGTGTTGCGCCCGCCCAATCTACGCCGCCGGCAACCGCCGCCGGCCCGCTCAATCAGCTATCCAACCAGCTGTGGTCAGCACAGGCTCCGGGCTCAAGGTGGGTTCCGCCGCCCAGCTTGGATGACCACCGTGGTCGCCCGGACCCCCGGCTCCAACCTCAAGCGGGCGTGGCCCCTATGCCACAGCAACCCGCGTACTCGCCCATGCCTATGGCGCAGCCCGTTGCTCAACCCGCAGCGCCGCTGCCGCAGCAAACCGTTCCGCGACTGATTCGCTAAGGTGTAACCAGATGGCGACCAAGCCCGTAAAGAAGTCGGAGATGCCCTGCAACCAGCCACAGCGCACCCCCGCGCACCCGGAGAAGTCCCACGTGGTGAAGGCGTGTTACGACGGCAAGGAGCGGGTGATTCGCTTCGGCGAGCAGGGCGCTAAGACCGCTGGCAAGCCCAAGGCGGACGAGTCCCAGACGATGAAGGACAAGCGCGAGAGCTTCAAGGCCCGGCACGCTAAGAATATCGCCAAAGGTCCGTCCAGTGCGGCGTATTGGGCCGACAAGGTCAAGTGGTGAGGAGCTGAATCATGTCTAGTATCTGGTCAGAATTCAAAAAGTACTTGGGAGACGCGCTGCCCGGTGGTGCGCTGAATCCGGAGCTGACGACTAACATCAACGAGTCCCCGGTGCCGGTCGGGATGGCTGCGCTTCGCTCCTTCCTAGGTGAAGCCCCGGATGAACTCGGTGTGTCCGTTCTACATCCTCGTCGAACTGAGGTTATGAGGGTGGCTGAGCCTGCTTTTGCTGCTGGAACCGCCCTGCAAGTAGCGCCTGTGATGGGCGGTCTAGAGGCTCTGAGATCATCTAAAGGTGCTTTGGGTAGCGCGCTTGCAGATCAGGCGGGTAAGATACTCATACACGGTGGTCCGGTGGAAGTTAGGCGTGTTGACCCATCTAGGTTTACACAGCAGGCACATGGTCCCGGTTTCTATTTGTCGGACAAGACTTTTACCCCGCAGACATTCGCAACCGCCGGGGGTAAACGACCTGGCGTTCTGTCTGTGTATGACTTCCCGGACGAGCTGTATGCTCGGATGTTGAATGTTAATACTCGACCGGTGTCCGCTCAACCGCAGCCTACTGAAGCGTTGAGAAATCTTTTGAGTAATCACCCTGAGCTGCGTGACAAGTTACGAGGTGATCTGAAGCTGTGGACTCTTGGCGATCGGGTTGACAATCCAGCTGCCACCGCTGAATCAGCGTTGACTGGTGAACGAGTAGAACAACTGCTCAGGTCGTATTTCGGCAGCGACGACGTAGCGAGTGTGCTGAGTAAAGAAGGTGTTCCCGGTAAAACCTGGGTTTACAGCGCAGAGCGCCCCGCAGAAAAAGCTTCCGTGGCGTATCCCGACTACGTGAATGACCTACAGTTTCTTGGTGGTTTTGAGACCTCGCCGGGTGGACTGAAACAAACAACTCAGCGCATAAAAGACGCGCTGTCCGGGCTGGGTTACGCTCGTGGCGGTCTCGCACAAATGAAGGAGTGTTCTTGTGGCCGATGAAGATCTGAACCGCCCGTACATCGGGTACCGCAGCGCCGGCAGGCGTCCCGAGTCCCAGCAGGACCGCCGAGCCTCGGCCGATGCGCCTCTGGCCGCCCTGCGGGGTTTCCTGTCCGGAGTCCTGGGCGCGCCGGGCGATATTGAGTCGTTGGTCCGTATGCTACCTGGACTATCTGAGCGCACCGTGCTGCCAACCTCGGAGGATGTGGAGCGTCGCCTGCCCCTGCGCTCGGTTAGCGAGACCCCAGTAGGGCGCGTGGCGACTACTGGCGGACAACTCGCTGGTGGGTTCTACAACGGTCCCGGCTCGCCCCTGCGGGCTGTTGCTACGCTGCCCTCAGCTGTAAGTCGCGCCGGGCGTGAGTTCCTGCAGTCCAACGTTCCGGTGCACGTGGTCAAGCCCAAGGGCGGGAACTGGATCGGGCAGTCGATCGAGGAGGGTCTGTCCCCCTTAAAGCGCCCGCTCGGTCTGTCCTCCACTGATGACTTGCGCGAATACTTGGAGACTGCCCGCACCGAATTCCCAGATCTGGTGCCGCAGTACGAGCAGCAGCTACGCGAGCGAATCCCGAAAGAGGCTATCAACAAATGGATCGAAGGTCCGCTCACCAAGTACGTGAAGACCTACATGGGGACGCCGGAAGATCCAGTGCGGGCGATGATCGAGCGCCGCGCTGGTGCTGCACAGTCCGCCTACCAGACAGCGGCAGACGAGGCTAATAAGCAGCTGGCCCGTGCGGCACAGATCCGTGCTGAAGGCCCCCGCCCCGGTATGCCGCCCGGTATTTGGGAGGGCGCTATCGACCGGGCACAGTATCAAGGCGAGACCGGGTTGCAGGCAGCGGAGGGCGCACTACGGATGTCGGAGAAATCTCAGGCGCATGTGCCGCTTGAAGATTTCTGGCAACTCGGTGACCCGACATACACACCGTGGCCCGTGCGCAAAGCACGCGAAAAGGCCGGATTCCCAGTTGAGGGCATGGCGCAGAGCCCAGCGGCTAAGGGATGGGAGCGTGGTTCGGATTTGATGGTCAAGGCCACCCCCGCCGGGGAATTCGCATCGCGTTTCCCGGGGTATGCCGAATCCAACCCGTGGCTGTCGAAGCTCGACCCCAATGAGCCAGTATACACTCTGGGTTCGTTGAGTGAAGACCCCGCTGGTGCCGGTCTTCCGGAGCTGGTCAACACGTTGGAGTACGCACTGAATCCGCGCACTAGGATGCCGGAGCATCTGCGGCTGAAACCGGAAGACCTGGCCGGCTACTCCATGGAAAAAGCAGCGCAGCGGGCAGCGGATATCCACGCATGGCAAGCCGAGCAACAGGCAGCGCGGGATGCGGCGAAAGCGGCAAAGCTAGCGCAGTCGCCGGCCGTTCAAACATTCAAGGAATATCCTGAAAGCGCACGCGGGCTGCGGTGGGTGGAGATCACGAAACCCAAGACTGAGCTGCCCAAAGGCTGGCAGCTGAGGGAAGCACCGTGGGGCGGCGATTTCGAGGTGTTGGATGACACTGGGGCACAGCGTGCGGTCGGAACGTCCGCCGATGAGGCTTTGTCCAAGATTCGTGGCAGTGAGAGCACTCGACTGTTGGAGGAGCAGCTCAAGAATGAAGGCCGCCTGATGGACAACTGCGTCGGCGGCTACTGCTCCAAGGTCGAATCCGGCAAGACCAAGATCTACTCACTGCGCGATGCGAAAGGCAACCCGCATGTGACAATTGAGGTGGCGCCGGGTGCAGACCCCACGGGCCTATTGCACGAAAAGGACCTGCCACCCGATGTGTACGAATCATTCAAATCGCGCGGAATTCTTGACCCCAGTCTGCGCTGGAGGATGGACGAGAGGCTCGGCAGGTATGTCCCGGAAATCGGACCGTTTGAGCCCTCCATTATTCAGATCAAGGGTAAGCAGAACAAGGCACCGAGCGAGCAGTACCTACCGTATGTTCAAGATTTCGTGAAAAGCGGGCAATGGGCGGACATTGGCGACATTAAGAATGCCGGGATGAGGCAATGGACTGAGCGCATACAAGACCTCCCAGGCGGTTTGACGGGAGGGATGCCCAGATTTGAGGACATACCGCGTGGATATTATACCGAAGATGAGTTGTCCGGCCTGATCAAAGACTGGCAGCAAAAGACTGGGAACACACCGCGTTTTGCTGCCGGCGGACTTGTAAATGCCGAGCCCATGGGTTATAATCCGGATCTAGTGGATAGCATGGTTGAACAGCTGCGCACAGAACTGATGCACGGATAATAAGGAGTTCCTGATGGCAGAAGCCGAAGACAAGATGGAAGAGAAGGACGAAGGCGGATTCGAATCGGTCGATTTCGGAGAATCAGAAGTCGAAGACACCGAAGACGGCGGTGCCATCGTCCGCCTGGATGACGAGCAAGACCTGGCCCAGAACCTGGAACACTTCGCCAATATCGTGGACGAAGTTGACCAGTCGGAGCTGTCCGCAGCGGTCGTGGACCTGCTGGACAAGATTGAACGGGACAAGGAAGCCCGTTCCAAGCGCGACAAGCTCTACGAGGAGGGTCTTCGTCGTACTGGCCTGGGCGACGATGCTCCGGGCGGTGCCCAGTTCGTCGGTGCCAACCGAGTCGTCCATCCGATGCTGGTTGAAGCTTGCGTGGACTTTTCGGCCCGCGTCATGAAAGAGGTATTCCCTCCGAATGGCCCGGTTAAGGCCAAGATCGTCGGGGAGCGCGAGAAGTCCAAGATCGAGAAAGCCCGTCGTAAGGCGGATTTCATGAACTGGCAGGTCACGGAGCAGATGCCGGAGTTCCGGGGCGAGCTGGAGCAGCTCAGCACCCAACTGCCACTAGGTGGTGCGCAGTACCTGAAATTGATGTGGAATCCGCAGTGGAAGCGGCCCACCTCCGAGTTCATCGCAATCGACGACATCTACTTGCCGTTCGCCGCTACTAATTTCTACTCGGCCGAGCGCAAAACCCACGTCCAGTATATCACGAAATCCGAGTACGCTCGTCGCATCAAGTGCGGAATGTACCGCGATGTGGACATCACGGTCGCGATGGAACCGGAGTTCAGCGCCGCTTCCCGCGCTAATGACCGGATCGAAGGCAGGGAGGATACCTCGTACAACGAGGACGGCCTGCGCACGGTGTACGAAATATATACACATCTGGATTTTGGCGATGGTCCGGAGCCGTACATCATCTCCATCGACAAGTCGTCGAGTGAAGCGCTGTCTCTATATCGCAACTGGGACAAAGAGGACGAGATGCGGAAAGAACTCGACTGGATCGTCGAGTTTCCGTTTGTCCCGTGGCGTGGCGCCTACCCGATCGGCCTAACCCACATGATCGGCGGCCTGTCTGGTGCTGCTACCGGCGCCCTGCGCGCACTCCTCGATTCGGCCCACATCCAGAACATCCCAACGCTGCTCAAGCTCAAAGGCGGCCCCAACGGTCAGACCATCAACGTCCAGCCCACTGAAGTGGTTGAGATGGAAGGTGGTGCGATGGTGGACGACATCCGCAAGCTCGCGATGCCGCTGCCATTTGGTGGCCCATCACCGACCCTGTTCCAACTGCTTGGATTCTTGACTGATGCCGGTCGAGGTGTGATTCAGACATCGTTCGAGAAGCTGTCGGACCAAAATCCGAACCAGCCAGTTGGCACCACGATGGCGCTGATCGAGCAAGGCATGGTCGTATTCAGCTCAATCCACTCGCGGCTGCATGCTTCTATGTCCCGCGTGTTTAAGATCCTGCACCGGATCAATTCGGCCTACCTGACCGAGGACGATGTAGAGCGTTTGGCCGGTGATCTGGACATCGAACCAGCCGATTTCGACGGCCCGATGGACGTCGTGCCGGTTAGTGACCCCGCCATTTTCAGCGAAACCCAGCGGTTCGCCCAAGTGCAGGCGGTTATGCAGCGCGCGACTGTAGTCCCGCAGATGTACGATGCCCGCAAGGTCGAAGAGATGTTCCTAGCGAACCTCAAGATCCAAGCGAACGACGTATTACAGCCAGCACCGGGCGGGGAGGACTTAGACCCGGTTAGCGAGAATGTGGCCGCAGCCATGGGTCGTCCGGTGTATGTACTGCCGGCACAGGACCACCTAGCGCATATCCAAACGCACCTGGCATTCCTGCAGTCGCCGCTGTTCGGTAAAAACCCGGCGATCATCAAGACATACCTATATCCGATGGCCACGCACCTGCGCGACCATGTGCTAAATTACTATCTGTCGCAGGCCCATGAAGCAGTGGACCAAGCGCAACGTCAAGGTGTCATCGAAAATGAGTCCGGTGCCCAGGTACAAATGATCCTGCAGGTGCAGGCGCTTATCGAGCAGCAGCTGGCCGGATTTGAACAGCAGCTGGCGCAGATCGATCAAGCAGCGCAGCAGTTCCGCCCGCAACCGCCGATGCCGCCGGACAACACCATGCAAGTGGCCCAGCTTAACGCACAACTACAGGGCCAGATCGCCCAACAGCGCCAGCAAGTGGAACAGGCAAAACTGCAACTGCAGGCGCAACGTGATCAAGCAACGCTAGCTGACAGGCAAGAGGCACGTAACGCAGATCTTCAGCGCGAGATGCTCCGCCAGCAATCGGCAGCACGAATCTCGGCCGAAGATAATGTTGTGCGCGAGCGCATGAACACTGCCGACAACGACACCGCCATGCGTTTGGCCGCAGCGGAGATCATGTCGGGGGAAAAGATCGCTGTCAGCACTGGCACCGGCATCAATCCGGGCACCCGTTAATCAACCGAAGGAGTAAGTAAAATGGCAACCCGTCCCGCAGCAAAAACCGTCCGCGCAAGCGACAACATGAACACCGCAGCCGTTAACCAGCATAAGCGCCTGGCCATGGGTCTTCCGGTTGATGGCAAGACTCTGCCCGGCACCCGCGCCGCAGCCGGCACCCCGGCTCAAGGCCGTCGCACCCCGGCATGAACATCGAGACCGTACTTCTGAACCGCATCAAGGCCGAACAGGCCGAGTACGCGGTTCAGGCGTTGAAACAGCCTGGCGGCAAGTCCGAATATGATTTCGGGTTTCGTTGCGGCTATCTGGCGGGTCTTGACCACGCCCTAAATACACTGTTCAGCATACTGGACCAGCATGAGAAGGACGGCAAGGATCTGTAAACTGTACAGGTACTCGTCCTTCTGTTAAAATTTAAGTCGGACTGCGGCGCAATGCCGCAGCACTTACCTGCTGAAAGGAGCAGTAACTATCATGTCTGACGCACTCAAAGAAGCATTTCCCGAAGTTGAATCCGGTGTCAAACCGTTGGGGTCCCGTGTGCTTGTTCAGGTACGTACCCCCGAGACTAAATCCAAGGGCGGTATCATTCTGACCGAGAACGACAAGGATACCCAATACTGGAACACATCCGTGGCCCGTGTTGTGGCGCTTGGCCCGCTGGCGTTCAAGAATCGGAATACGCAAGAATCTTGGCCCGAGGGCGATTGGTGCCGTGTTGGCGATTTCGTTCGCGTTCCCCGCTACGGCGGCGACCGCTGGAAAGAAACGAATGATGCCGGGGAAACCGGGCATTTTATCCTGATCAACGATTTGGATCTGCTGGGCGTGGTCACTACCGACCCGCTGAAGATCAAAGCATTCTTTTGAGGGGAGATGACACATGGCTGATATCTTGACTGCAGACGACGATCTGGACCGCGACGAAAAACCGGGCAAAGAAGTCGAGTATGTGATCACCGAACAAGCGCCAGGCGAGAAGCCTGCCGCAGCTGCCGAGGAAGATCACGATGACCACGGGGATGACGTTCCTGTCGGTGCTGATGACGACGAGCGTGCTGAGATTCGTGAGCGCCGCCGTCGCGAAAAGCTGGAGCGCAAGGAGCGCCGAGAAATCGCCATCAAACGTGACAAGGTGGAACTTGATTTCCTGCGCAAGCGTAATGAGGAACTTGAGCGCCGCATGACGGCCCAAGAGCAGCGTGCCCACCAAGCGGATTTGAGCGGGCTGGAAGCTCAGATTGCACGTGCGGCACAAGAAGCGGAGATGGCCGAGCGGGTCATCGCCAAGGCTGTGGCAGCCGGCAATGGTGATGACGTCACCCAAGCCATGCGTTATCGTGATCAGGCACTGGCCAAGATCCAACAGCTGAACTACACCAAGGTCCAAGCGGCGCAAGCGGCCCCACGCCCGAACACCGGCATTGATGACCTCACCATGGCCCACGCTCAGGAATTCCTGAACGAGAACAAATGGTACGACCCTCAAGGCCGTGACGAGGACTCGGCCATCGTAATGGCCATTGACCAGACCCTGGTGCGTGATGGCTACGACCCGAAGAGCGCCGATTACTGGGATGAGCTGCGTCGGCGTGCGGCTAGACGCTTGCCGGACAAATTCGGGAAGTTTGCCGGTGAAACCCAATCCGAGGAGCGCCGACCCCGTGGCGGTCCCGCCGTGGGGTCAGGCAAAGAGCACGCCCCGACCAGTACTAGGCGTGAAGTTTACATCTCTCCCGAACGCAAGCAGGCGCTTATCGACGCCGGTGTTTGGGATGACCCAGTTCTTCGCACCAAGTATATCAAGCGTTATGCCGAGTATGACCGCGCAAATCGCGCCTGAACACATACTTGACGATCACACATTTAAATAGTAGAATACGCTTAATCGCTGAAAGGAGCGAGTTAATGACCGACGAACGCCTTAAGAAATCCGCTGGTGACAACCGCGACAGTCGCGCGATGAAAGATCGTGCGGTGACGCAAGATCGCATGTTGTCCGAAGATGAGCGGGTTGAAATGTTCCGTCAGCAGTTCTTTCAATCCGCCCTGCCGGATCTGCCGAAATTGCCGGGCTGGCACACATGCTGGCTCACCACGACTAACCCCCGCGACTCCATCCAAACGCGCATGCGTTTGGGCTACGAACCCATCAAGCCGGAAGACGTTCCTGGCTGGGAGTATGCCGCTATCAAGACCGGCGAATGGACCGGATTCATCGGGGTGAATGAGATGTTGGCATTCAAGCTGCCGATCTCGCTGTACGAGAAGTTTATGCGTGAGGCCCACCATGACGCCCCGCAGCGCGAAGAGGAGAAACTCTCCGACACCGCAGGCTTCCTCGAACAGCAAGCTCGGCGCGCCGGCTCCAGCGTGGCTATTGGTGATGGCATTTCCGAACTGGGACAAAAACGCTCCGCTCTGTTCGAGCTGGAGTGATCCTCTCGTCTTTGAAACCATTTAAGGAAACCTGCACATGTCCTCGACTAGCGCACCTTTTGGCTTCCGCGCTGCGAACCACCCGAGCGGTCTGGTTCGCCCGAAAGCCTACACCATTGCCAGCGGCTACGCTGTTAACCTATTCGCCGGTGAACCCGTCAAGCTGGTTGACGCCGGCACCGTCCAGCTCGCCACCTCTGACGGCACCCGCGCGGGCACCATTGCCGGTACTACCCTGCTCGGCATCTTCGCCGGTTGTGAGTACCGCGACGCCACCGGCAAGCCCACCGTCAGCCCGTTCTGGCCCGCCAGCACCTCGGCTACTGAAATCACCGCTTGGGTCTACGATGACCCGGAAACGCTGTTCGAGGTCCAATACGCCAACCCCGGCACCGCTGGTACCGATTCGGTGCAGACCTCGGTGGGCGAGCAGTGTGACTTCGCTCTGAGCGCCTCGCCCTACGGCTCCACCGCCACCGGTCGCTCCACCGCCTACCTCGGCGTGATTGAGACCACCGGCACCGGCCAGTTCCAGATCACGGGCTTCGCCAATCAGATCACTGATTCGCTGACTGACGCCTACGTCGTGGCCACGGTTCGTATCAACGAACATGCCTACAAGTACCCGACCGCCAGCATCTAAGGAGTGATGAATCATGGCTAACCCGATGCGTAGTACTGATTTCCGTGCCGTTGTTGAACCCATCCTGAATGAGGTCTTCGACGGCGTTTACAACCAACGCGCTGACGAGTGGAAGCAGGTCTTCGACGAGCGTAAGGGTATCGCCCGCACGTACCACGAGGAGCCGGTGCTCTACGGTATGGGCGCAGCGCCCGAGCTGCCGGACGGCATGCCCGTGACCTACCAGTCCGGCGGCGTGCTGTTCCAACAGCGTTACCTGTACAAGGTGTACGGCCTGGCCTTCGCCCTGACCAAAGTGCTAGTCGAAGACGGCGACCACATCCGTATCGGTCAGACTTACGCCAAGCACCTGGCGCAGTCGCTGGTCGAGACCAAAGAGACCCTGTGTGCCAACATCCTGAACCGCGCCTTTAACAGCGCGTATGCTGGCGGCGACGGTAAGTCTCTTATCGCCACCGACCACCCGATCGTCAACGGTACGTTCAGCAACCAGCTGGCCACCGCTGCCGCCCTGTCGCAGACCTCGCTTGAGCAGCTGCTCATCCAGATCCGTAACGCGGTGGACAACAACGGCAAGCGTATCCGCCTGACCCCGAAGCAGCTGGTCACCGGTTCGAGCAACGTCTTCCAAGCCGAGGTCCTGCTGAAGTCGGTGCTGCGCGCTGGCGGCAACAACAACGACATCAACCCGGTCAAGTCGATGGGCCTGCTGGGTGACGGTCAAGCTAACCTGTCGCGTATCACCTCCACCACCTTCTGGGGTATTCAGACCGACGCCCCCGAAGGTCTGAAGGTGATGATGCGCCGTTCGCTGGACAAGTCGATGGAGGGTGACTTCGAGACCGACAGCATGCGCTACAAAGCAACCGAGCGTTACGCTGTGGGCTGGACCGACCCGCGTGCCCTGTATGCCACCCCCGGCGTCTGATTGTCGGAAGCCACTAAACCCCGGCCCCAAGCCGGGGTTTTTCACTTAAAATTCACTCATTCAAGGAATTTTACATAATGGCTAAGACATCTCCCACCCCCACCTACCCGATGTACCCGGAGGACGCGGCCGCCGTTACTCCGAGCGACTCTGCGGACCTCCCGCAGTTTTCGGTCATCTACGTCGGCGGGGCGGGTAGCGTGAAAGTTACCACTGCCCAGGGTTCAGCGGTCACGTTCAGTGGTGTGAACGCGGGCACAGTCATCCCCGTTCGCGTTCGTCGTGTGTGGTCTACGGGTACCACCGCCACCCTGATTACCGCCGTTTTCTAAGGGGTCTCCTAATGTCGTTCGGGTTTGGTTTTGGGTTCCCAAGGAACTATGTGGCTGCGCTTTTTACCCCGGCCCGGTTATTCACCACCGGCGTCAACGGCGCATGGTACGACCCGTCGGACTTCTCGACCATGTTTCAGGACGCAGCCGGCACCACGCCTGTGACGGCTGTAGGTCAGCCTGTGGGGCGCATTCTGGACAAGTCGGGCTGTGGAAACCACGCCTTCAACGGCAGCGGCAACAGCGCGAACTTCCCGGTGCTGTCGGCTAGGTATAACTTGCTGACAAAGACTGAGGATTTCTCGGACTCGGTGTGGGTAAAATTTGGATCGTCAACCGCGTCGAATGCTAATACGCTTAATTTTCCCAATACAAACGAAGCGATTTTTCAGTCAGTTACAACGACGGCAATAGTCGGAACATCGGCAACGTTTTCCGTTGAGTTGTCCGGTTCCGGCACGATAAATATCGGATGCTCTCGGGTTGGTGGCGGGGGGTACGAGGAGGACAATAAACAAATTACGTTGACTTCTACTCCGACTCGCTACTCTGTCAGTCATACTATGGTTAATGCTGGGCAAACTGGATTTAGCGGGTATATTTCTAGGGCTACCGGATCAACGGCGACAACAGTAACGGCAAATAAAGCGCAGTTGATTTACACCAACGACGCCCTGAACCAACCAGCTTACCAGCGAGTCAACACCGCCACCGGCTATGACACCGTAGGCTTCAAGCATTACCTCGCCTTCAACGGCGTGAACCAGTGGCTGCAAACCAACAGCATCGACTTCACCTACGGCGACAAGATGTTTGTGTCGGCGGGGGTTAGGAAGTTGAGTGATGCGTCAGTAGCGATACCAGTTGAGCTAAGTGTTGACGCAACATTAAACAACGGAGCATTTTTTATTTCTGCCCCAAGGCGAAGTTCCGGGATAAACGACTACGCATTCGATTCAACCGGAACAATTCGGGCTGTGGCTGTTTCAAATGGCGGATATGTAGCACCAATTACAAATGTTACTTCCGGTATCGGCAATATTTCTGCACCGTCTGCCACGCTGCGTGTCAATGGCACTCAAGTTTCGCAATCGACTTCCACCCAAGGCAGCGGCAACTACGGCAACCACCCGCTTTACCTCGGCGCTCGTGCAGGTAGCTCAGCGTGGTTCAACGGTCGCCTGTATGGCCTAGTCGTCGCAGGCAAGCAAGCCAGCGCCAGCGAGATCGCCAGCACTGAAACGTGGCTGAACCAGAAAACTGGAGCGTACTGATGATTCATAGACTGGAAGACGACTGCTTTGTCGTCAGCGACGGTGGAACATGGCTTCCGGGTGTCTACCAGACACGAGAGCTTGCACAGATCGCACTGGAAATTGACTGCGATGAGCTGAATGCGCGCTGGGAAGCGGTGCTGGCTGATGGCCGGGGCACCATGACCGAAAAAGATATGCCGGAGAGGAAATGAGCTACACCAACGCAACGGTAATCGTGGCCGCGGCCGACCAATCCGCCGCGCAAGCCGATTTCCCCGGCTCTTTTGTCAGCGGGTTTACCGACCCCGCCGGAGCTACTTTCTACGTCTGCTCCGGCCTGTGGGCTGACGACGACCTGGCACGCATCACTGATGGCTCGGTTGCGTGGCCGAGTCAGGTCTACCACGACGATGTTCAGGAAGTCCTTGCCTCCTTGGGGCTGAAACCAATAGAAGCATAACGACGAGTATCCGTATGCCTCCAACATCTATACCCCAACTGACTGAGGCTCAAATTGAAGCCATTGCAGAACGAGCCGCCGAGGTCGCCATCGAGCGGGTGTATACTCAAATTGGCAAATCCGTTGTTAACAAAGTTTTATGGTTGGTTGGGGCGGGTGCTCTCGCGTTATTTGCTTGGTTAGGTGGCAGTGGTAAGCTATGAATTTCGACCTCGCGTTCGATGCGCTACTTGGGCATGAGGGTGGTTTCACGGACAACCCGAGCGACCCCGGCGGAGCCACCCGTTGGGGCGTAACGGAGCGGGTGGCGCGGGCTAATGGGTACACCGGTTCAATCCGGGACCTGCCGGTTGATGTTGCCAAGCGTATAGCTCGTTCAGAGTACTGGGACGCAGTTAAAGCTGAAGATCTTCCGGCGACGCTCCGGTACGCTGTTTTCGACGCAGCCTACAACTCCGGTCCGACCCAGGCAACGTACTGGCTTCAACGGGCGCTCGGAGTAAAGTCGGATGGCGTCATCGGGGCGCAGACCATTCTGGCTGCCCAACAGTGTACTCCAGACCGCGTACTGGCCCGCATGCTCGGAATGCGGTTACAGTTCATGACGAATCTGCCAACTTGGGGCACGTTCGGTAAGGGTTGGGCTCGTAGAATCGCAGCGTTGCTGCAAACTTGAAAGGAAGTTAAGATGATGAACACGACTATCCTGGCCGCTCTGGCTCGTCACATCCTGACCGCTCTGGGCGGCGCTTTTGCCGTTAAGTACGGTATTGACGGCGGTACGATGGACGCCATCGTCGGCGGGGGTTCCGCGCTGGTTGGTGTCGCCCTGTCTATCTACGACAAGCGAGGTCGTGTGTGAGTGCGCTTTTCGCGGTGCTCATCCCGGTTATTTGGTTCTGGGTTCTGTTCAAGGTGTGAAAATGGCAACTGCAAAGAAACTAGCTCCGAAGCAACAGGCCAAGGTCGGCACTGTGATGAGTGAGTTCAAAAAGGGCTCACTCCACTCCGGTAAAGACGGTAAGGTCGTCAAAAACCCGAAGCAGGCCGTGGCTATCGCTCTGTCCCAGGCCCGTCAGGTCGGTAAAAAGTAATTGCCCTGCTGGCAGCCTTGCGGTATAATTCACGGGAGATTTAGAATCCTGGAGTTTACCGCATGGCCTACTCGGGCGCAATTAGCAATACCACATTCAATGCGCTACGGGTCGTAGATCACGCATTCAGGCGTTGTCGCCTGCCCGCGCAGGGCATAACTGCAGAGATGCAACAGTACGCGCTAGAGTCCCTCTACGCGTTCCTTTCTTCCCTGGCCAACCCCAGACCGCCCTCCTGGTGTATCGAGCGTCAGATCTACCCGATGTACGAGGGCGTTAGCCAGGTACCATTGGATAAAGGTACAATTGAGGTCCTGAACGCCAATCTACGCACCCTGCAGGAGGTCACGGGCTCCGTCACCCAAACCTCGACCAGCTACGAGGCGTACTTTGCGGGCGGGGCTGCGGTCAGCACGGTCGGTGTGAAATGGTCCGCTACTGGTGCGGCGTTGTCACTGCAAACTTCCACCGACGGCGTGTCTTGGACCACGCTGCGTACCACAGATTCCGGCGCTGCAGCCGGGGAATGGGAGTGGTGGGATCTGTCTCCGGTGGTTACGCGCGACTACTACAGGTTGGTCTCGTCCTCCCCTATTTCTGTGTCGCAGGTGTTCTTCGGTAACATGCCGCAAGAGATCCCAATGGGTACACTGAACCGTGACACTTACGCCGCTCAAAGCAACAAGGTCTACCAGGGGCGCCCGCTTACTTATTGGTTCCAACGCTCAGAGCCCTACCCGATGCTCAACCTGTGGCCCTCTCCAAACGTGGCTGCAGAACACAACCAAATCGTTGTCTGGCGGCACCGGCAGATCATGGACACACAGAACCTGCGACAGGATGTGGAAGTTCCAGCCCGCTGGTTGGAGGCTATTATCAATGGGCTGGCTGCCCGTGTCGCGGCAGAAACCCCGGCGGTAGACGCTAACCTGATTCCAGTGCTGGAACAACGTGCGGCCATGTCTCTGCAGGCGGCGTGGGATGGTGATAACGATGGCTCGCCCACGTTCATTCAGCCTTCTATCGGGATGTACACTAAATGAGCCGATTCACTGACGTTCGCGGCGAACCCACATTCGGCGTTGCGCTATGCGCGCGGTGTTCCCGCAAATTCAAATTGGCAGAACTCCGGCCCGACCCGAACTTCCCCGCGCTCATGGTATGTCGCGACGACCAGGACGAATACGACCCGTATCGACTGGCTCCCAGAGGCGAAGACAGGGTGGTTTTACCGTTCGTGCGTCCTGATGAGCCGATTGGAACCAATCCCTCTGGCGTCATCACCGAAGACGGGGACTCATTCCTGCTGACTGAAGACGGCGGCAGTTACCTAATTCCTTGAAAGATACGCAGATGGTGCAAGTCCCTAGCAACCTCATCCCGACACGGGTGTCCCAGCTGCCGGAGTCCCCGGTGGCATCACCAGACGGATATTTGGTTTTTATCTACGGCGGTAGGACTTACAAAATCCGAGCCGGAGATATCGTCACGGGCACCATCCCAGACGGCTCCATAACTGAGTCTAAGCTGGCGGGCGGCGCAGTAACCCCCGCCAAGCTGTCGCAAAGCTACGCGCTGGTTGGAGATAACTCCGACATAACCTCCTTGACTGGGATATCTCGGGTGGGGTTCAACAGCTCTGCTCCAGTGCCGCCGCATGCGGAAGGCAAGCTGTTCTACGACGCCGAATCTCATTCCCTGGCCTATTACAACGATGATTCGGACGTAACTGTCAACCTGGGTCGGGAGCAATTGGTCCGTGTATATAACACGACGGGCTCCGCGCTGCTCAACGGTAAGATGGTGTACATAAGCGGTGCGTCCGGCGGCTGGCCCACTGTCACCCTCGCTAAAGCCGATACCGCAACGGCTTCCCAGTCCACGCTCGGGATGGTGACCGCTGATATTGATGCCGGGGGTTACGGTTACGTCTGTGTTTCTGGGGTGGTGAATGGGTTGAACACGTCTGGTTACCCGGCTGGAACCCGGCTATATTTGTCGGCCGCGTCCTCTGGGGACTGGGCGTCAACCGCCCCGCTACAGCCGAATTACATAGTAGATATTGGCACCGTGGTGACGTCGGACGCTGTGTCAGGTAGAGTGTACATCCATGTAGATAAAACTGCATGGTATCCGAACGCTGAAATTAGGGACACTCGTGCATCTGTAACCTTGCCCACCACCCCACAGGTGTTCGCTGCGCCGACGTTGGTGGCGGGTTCTTCCGGATTTACGTACAATTCCGACACCGGGGTTGTTACAATCCTGCAGAACGGGTCTTACGCTATCAACATCCAGTTCAACGCGGAGCCCTCATCCTCGAACAAGAGTATCTATTTCTACGCTGAAGATTCTGCTGATGGTGTAACCTGGAACCCTACTACGTATTCTGGTAGGCAGCTGGTTCTACAGAACGCAACTGAGACCCAGGTGCAGGTGAATGCCACCCGGTACTATGCGGCTAACACCCGGCTGAGGTTTTACATCTGGGGTGATGCTACGGTGACGCTGAAAACTTCCAATCTACCGGGTACCACTCCAGGTGGCGTTATTAAACCGGCGTATCGACTGTTGATTGCTTAAACCGGTGTACTAAAATGGCGCTGATTGAACAATTTATAGATAAGGCCCTGACCCTCAGAGACGCGTCTCATGTGGAGCATTGGAAAACAGAATCTTACTCCCAGCACCAAGCTCTGGGTGAGTTCTACGAAGAACTCATCGAACAGCTTGACGGGTACATTGAGTCGTACCAGGGTGTGTTCGGGGTGGTCGGAAAAACCAAGTATGATTCCGACGCTAAAAAAGGCATCGCTGATTCAATGGCTTGGATTACGGACAACCGAGAGAAGCTATCCGGCGGCATTCCGCTGCTTGAGAACCTGCTAGACGAAATATGCGGTCTACATGCCCGCACGCTGTACAAACTGGAGAGGCTGAAGTAATATGCCGCAGACCAACTACACCCCCATTCAGCTGTATCGGAGTTCTACTGCCGGTGCTGTCCCTCTCTCCGGTAGTCTACAACCCGGCGAGCTGGCTATTAATATCCAAGACGGAAAACTGTTCTTCAAAAACGCCGCCGGAACGGTGACCACTATCGCTGATTCGGCCGTCATTTCGTCTGGACTGGTGACGCTGACTGGGGTACAAACCCTAACCAACAAAACCATTGCTGGTCAGATCATCACCGGTGGGTACACTGAACAAGTATACGCCGTATCTGGGACCACGCCTGCTCTTTCCCCAGCTAACGGGTCTATTCAGACTTGGACTTTGACCGGCAATTCGACCCCTACGGCTGGAACTTGGGCCGAAGGTCAGTCTTTGACGCTAATGGTGGATGATGGGTCTGCATACACGATCAATTGGTCTTCCTTACCTGTGTCGTGGAAAACCAATTTCAACAGTCCTCCAGTTCTTAACACCATAGGGTATACAGTTATACAGTTTTGGAAAGTCGGTACAACCATTTACGCAGCTAGGGTGGGGGATTCTTAATGATAGCGTCAAAGCTCTTGTCCAGCACCGGGGCGCTGAGGAAACCCCCGACGTTCGTATCCAGTAGCGTGGCTAGGTACGCTGGCGCTGTGAACACCGTAACCGCCCCGACAAGTATTCAGGACGGTGATTTGCTGGTTGCTGTCGGGTTCAATTCAATGGTAAATTCCAAGGTTACTGCGCCGTCCGGATTCAACCTGATATACCTTGATAATTCTGTTGAAAATACGGCTTTCATAGCAGTGAAGACTGCCAGTTCTGAAAGCGGGAACTATTTGTTTACCTGGACCGTCGCTGGTAACAACGCGGTCGCAATGCTAGTTTACCGAGACGCCACTCGCGTTAATACGGTTGGGACCATATCCAGGTCTACGACTACTACTGCAACAGCTGGTGGGATCACCCCGTCATATCTGGGTAGATTGTGTGCCGTATTTGCCAATGAAGACGACAACGTGGTTATCGGCAGCGTTCCGTCCGACATGACCGCCCGTGTGTCATACCTCGGCGCAACAGGGGTGAGGCCCGGTGCATTTTTATTGTACGACAAAGAACAGTCTATCTCTCCCTCTGGTAACAAATCGGTGACGTTCTCAGTTAGCAACGCGCCCGTTACTGTCGGGCTGTTGTTCCAAGTTACTAACGAACCAGATTTGGCGCCGGAATTCGTGTCCTATACCTCCGCACAGAGTACTGTTGCGGGTCAAACGCTGACGGTATCAAAGCCCTCCGGCACTGTAAGCGGCGACCTCATGCTTGCCGTCATGTCTGCCGGCGGAACCGGATCTGGATCTTGGACTGGAGACACCGGGTGGACGGAGATTGCAGATGAAGGTAGTCTGCCCAACTTGCGGTTGGCCTATAAGATGGCCGGCGGGTCAGAGCCTTCCAGCTACACTTTCACATGCGCCGAGCCAAATAATCTGACCGCTGGGTGTATACTCACTTACAGATACGCCAGTTACGACACGATTGGCACGTTCACGACGTCTTCAGACCCGCTGGATCTACCCTCAATCTCGCCGTCCAGGAGCCAGTCCGTGCTAGTGGCATGTGGGGCTGTCAATGCGGCATCGCTGACTTTAACCGCCCCAGGTGGGATGACACCTAGGGTCACCGACTCAGACATCTACGGGACCAGCTATCGGGTGTTTGATCAGATTGTTCAAACCGGGTACATCGGGGCAAGGTATATTGGTCTCGGATCTGGGTCCGCGTCAGCTGGGATATTGGTGTCCCTAAAACCTAGCAGGAGTTTCTAATTATGTATGTTCTTATTCATAATGGTGCGGTTAAAACCTACCCGTATTCCGTAGATCAGCTAAGGCTGGACCACCCAGATATCAGCTTCCCGTCCGATGTACCGGAACAAACCCTGGCGGATTTTGGTGTGCATCGCGTGGTTAGCGTTGGCCCTCCGGCGGTTGACTCCAGCCTTCAAATTGCCGTCCAATCGGGGTGTGCTTTCAACCAGGAGCTGTGTAGATGGGAAACCGATTGGGTCGTCAGGGATAAGACGGATGAAGAAATGAATCAGTCTGTGCTTGAACAGATAACCCAGTTGGAGTCATTCGTCACTAATCGTAGGCTTAGGGAAGCAGTCCTAGGGATTGACGGTGGGTGGTTAGAAAATCTGAACTCTCAGATATCTGACTTGCGGTCCAAACTGAAGTAACTTCAGCCAGTGGGAGTATTATGAGTTATATCATGACGTACTCGTCCCTTTTGGACGATGCTAGACGTTACATGGAACGGGGTTTCACCCCCGCCTCCGACCCGCTGGTGTTTGAACAGCTTCCACGCATGGTTTCGCTGGCTGAACGTCGGATTGCTAGGGACCTCAAAATACAGGGCTTCATTCGGGCCGTGTCCACACCATTGGCCGCAGGGGTCGCCGTGTACCGCAAGCCGGACAGGTGGCGCGACACAGTTAGCATCACGGCTGGCGGGGCTCCGCTTTTCCCGCGATCTTATGAGTACTTGAGGTCGTACTGGTCGAACGAGTCGGACACCGGAACCCCGGAGTTCTATGCCGATTACGACTATAACCATTGGTTGTTTGCCCCGACCCCCAGCGCCGGTTCTACGCTTGAAGTGCTGTACTATGAACAGCCGGCATTGCTGAGCGAAGAGAACCAGACTAACTGGTTCACCGAGTATACCCCGGACGCACTCCTTTACGGAACATTGGTTGAGGCTGCGGTGTTCTTGAAGAATGACGCTCGCGCACAGTCTCTGACCCCAATCTATGCTCAAGCTCTGCAAAGTATCGGGGCTGAGGACTTGAAACGTATTACCGATCGATCTTCTATTAGGGCTGAAGCATGACAAGTTATACCGATGTGTTTGGCGGCGCTAACATCTACCCGTCTGAGGTCAGTTACCAGCTATTGACCCTGACTTCCAGCGTCTCGCTGTCTTGGCCAAACGAGCTGTCTGACCCGAGTTTCGTGCTGTCAAAAGTCATGGACATCACGTCCAGCTCGGCGTCGTACAGCGTGACACTGCCCGCCGCTAACAAGGCCAGCCTTGGTGAAACCGTATTGATCAACAACGTGGGGTCTAACTCCGTAGTGCTGAAGAACTACGTTGGATCACAGATACTCGTTGTGGCTCCGGGAACCTCTTGGCAGCTGTACCTGACCAACAACACTTCTGAGTCCGGAAGCTGGAAATCACTGCAGTACGGGTCTCTGGTGTCTGAAGCTACCGCATCTAATCTGGTCGGAACCGGGGTTGTCGCTATCGGCTCTACCCTGTCCCAATCAGTGCCCGTGTCCACCTTCAGTAGTAACTACACTGCCGGGCCTACGGATCGTGCAGTTATGTTTGTGTGGACTGGCTCCGCCGGAACCTTCACACTGCCCGCAGCTCCGTCCGTGGGGAATAACTGGTTCTGCTATTTCCGCAATTCCGGTACTGGTGCGGTGGTTGTTGACCCGTCCGGCAGCCCCACTATCGACTCATACGCCACCCTGTCATTTCAGCCCGGCGAATCGGCCATCATTGTCACCGACGGAGCAAACTACTTCACCATCGGGTTCGGACAGCCCGCTGTGTTTGCGTTCGACTATACGGTGATTGACGTTTCAGGCTCCGGCAACTACACGCTGACCGGTACTGAATTGAACCGAATTGGTTACAAATTCACCGGAACGCTGACTGCGGACAGGTCTGTGATTGTCCCAACTACCGTGCAGCAGTACTGGGTGGATAACCAAACGTCAGGAGCGTATACCCTTACAATCAAAACAGCCTCCGGAACTGGTATCGCCATATCTACGGGCCAGCGCGCAATCTTATATTGCGACGGGGTGAATGTGGTGGATGCGGACACGTCCACTATTTCCCTGCCGGTGCAGGTGTCTCAGGGCGGAACCGGCGCCACAACCCCGTCGGCCGCCAGAATCAATCTGGGTGCCACATCGCTTGGTGACTCCGTATTCACCGCCGCTAACCCCGCTGCGGTGTGGTCGGCGCTGGGCGTGGCCCCAATCGGAGTTGTTGACGGAGGAACGTTCTAATGTCCACCCTGATTCTGCGTTCTAAACCCGGCATAAAACGGGACGGAACTAAATTCGACGGAGACTTCTACACCGATGGTAAATGGATGCGAATCCAGAGGGGTCTTCCTCGTAAGATGGGCGGTTTCAGGGCGGTGAGTAAGCGATTGTCCGGTGCCTCCCGTGGTTTTTCAAGTATCACCCGGCAATCTATGCAACACTGCCATTCCGGCAGCAGTGCTAAGCTGGAAAGCTTCACGTTGGACTCGGGTAAGAATTCATCCGCTATACACGACCGGACACCGGTCGGGATGCCGGTCTCGGTTGACAACAGGTGGATGTTTTCGTACGCATATGAGCCCTCATCGTACGGGACTGCGATCTTGGCGCACGTGGCCCCGAATGGCACATGTGCATGTAATTCAGTCGGTGGAAACATTTACTATGGGGACGCCTTCGGCACGGCTGCCCTCGCCCCCATCACACTGCCTTCCGGGGCTAACGCCACTGGCGGTATCGTGATGCTACATCCATACCTGTTCTATTACGGGTCTGATGGCGTGGTTGGGTGGTCCGTTGCCGGCTCCCCGTCTAACCTCACGGGCTCTGGGTCGGGCATTGCTAGGGTGTGGGGTCAGAAAATCATCAAGGGCATGCCTCTGCGTGCAGGGTCCGGTTCAGCCCCCGCTGGACTGTTCTGGGCATATGATGCGCTGATACGGGCTAGCTTCACTGGCGGAAGCACCGTATTTCAATTTGACACTATAGCCACCGACACTTCTATTATCTCAGCGGACAGCGTAGTGGAATACGACGGTGTTTTCTTCTGGTGCGGCGTAGATCGATTCCTGATGTTCAACGGCGTTGTTAGGGATGTGCCAAACCAGATGAACCTCAACTGGTTCTTCGATAACCTGAATCCGGCTCAGAGGTCAAAGGTTTTTGCGTTCAAAGTCACTCGTTACGGTGAGATTTGGTGGTGCTACCCGCGCGGATCTGCCACTGAATGTACGCATGCTGTGATATACAACGTGCGCGAAGACTGCTGGTACGACACGGAACTCCCGTCCGACGGCAGATCGGCCGGTCAGTTTAACAACGCGTACGCCGCCCCCATACTTGTGGGTTCCACCCAGCACAACACTGGGTATAAGGTATGGGTGCACGAACAGGGTGTGGATGAGATTGACGGCACCTCGATTTCACCGGTCCAGTCATACTTTGAGACCGCAGACCTGTCATCTTTAGTTCAAGGTCAGAACAGCATGCTGCGGGTGCATATGATAGAACCCGATTTTATACAGTCGGGAGACATGCAGGTCACCATCACCGGCAGGGCCAACGCCCGCGCGCCGGAAGTTTATGGCCAGTCGGTAACGTTTGTAGATGAAGCATCCGTGCCCAACGAACAAATCGTAGTCCTCAGGGAGCAGCGCAGGGAACTACGAGCCCGGTTCGAATCCAATGTGATTGGCGGGGACTACCAGATGGGGCAAATCATAGCCCACGTAGAATCCGGCGACGGTACGGTGTTGTAAATGCTGACAAGACCACACGGGATGTCTCTTACCGACTGGGCTGACTGCGCTGTACTGGACTTGGACCTGTACGGCACATTTGGTAAGCTGATGTTGGAGTCGGATTGGCAGAATTGGGGGGTGCAGTTTTTGAACAACACATCACTTGGCAGAAACCTTCCTAACCCTTATAATTTTACTACGTGGCGTGAATGGGCAGAGCGTATGTGCGAATCCCTTGCCTGAAAGACATTGTACATGAATAAACAGCAATTGATGCAAGTGGCGGAGACCAACCCGCAGATTGCGCAGGCCGTAGCTGCGGCGGAACAAAGAATGGGCGATATGCCCGTCACGGCTGGGGACGCGCAACAGTTGATTTCCATACTGGAAACGGCGCTGTCTTCTCCGCAGGACTACCAGTCCATCCGCGACAAAGCGATACGTAGCGGCCTACTTGACCCGGAGGATCTACCCGAGCAGTTTGAGCCTGTGGTCCTGGTCTCACTGCTGGTTGTCATGTACAAGCTGGCGTCCAGGTTGCAGCAGCAAGGATTCGCTCGCGGCGGTCTGGCGCAAGCGGCGCGGAGGCTCCAGGCAGCCGGTCGCGGTGGCGACACGATGCTGGCGCATATCAACCCGCGCGAGGCCGATATGCTGCGCCGCTCGGGTGGCAGCGGCACTATTAACCCCGCCACGGGTCTCCCCGAGTATTTTTCTCTGAAGAGCCTGATTAAAACGGTGGCCCCGATCGCGTTGAGCATCGTAGCCCCCGGAGTTGGCACTGCCATCAGTGGTGCGTTAGGTCTGGGGTTGGGTACGGTCGGTAGCGCCATCCTAGGTGGGGCGGTCACCGGAGGTCTGGGTTCGGCGCTAACTGGCGGGAACCCCCTGCAGGGCGCTGCTCTCGGAGCTATGGGGCAGGGCTTAGGCGGCATGATTGGTGGCGCGGTAGCCCCCGGCATGGGACAGGTTGCTCAGAACGCTATCGGGTCTGGTATCATCGGCGGCGCAATGGGTGCTACGACTGGTCAAGGCGCTTTGCGGGGTGCGGCGCAGGGCGCACTCGGCAGCTACCTGGGTTCCCAGGTGCAGGGTGCCGGGGGTACGGGTGCTTTCGGCACCGGGGTTAACACTGCTGGCTCCCAGTTCGGCAACATGATGGCCGCAGGATTCAAACCGGGAGAATCCCTGGCTGGTGCGGGCTTGGCAGGTCTGGCCAGCGGCCTGTACTCCAGCTACAGCCCTTCCAAGACTGCCGTGGAGTCCGCCAGACAGGCGGGAGCTAGCTCGACTGACCGGGCTTTCATGAATTCCAACTATGGGTATGAGGGTTCCGGCTCCGCCCCGACCGCAGACTCGGGCGTGTTCGGGAAACTGGGGCCGAAGGAATTGATGATGGGGGCTACTTTGCTTGGGTCCCTCTCCTCAGCTCCCCCAGCCGTTCAACAGGCGGTATCCACGATGTCCCCTGAACAGCGTGAATACTTTAACCGCCCGAGCGTAACTTGGGATTGGAACGCCATGCAGCAGGACGCCGCCAAATCCGGTGTTGCGCTGCCCGAGTACATGGCCAGGAACTGGAACCTCATTACCGGCGGCAAGTACAACCAACCGGTTCCTAGGTTGGCCCGTGGCGGGGCGTTGTCGCAGGTGGCCTACCTAGCGCGCGGCTCCGGCTCCGGCAGAGCTGACACCATTGACGCCAGATTGTCGGATGGTGAATACGTGATGGACGCTGAAACTGTGGCCCTACTGGGTGACGGTAGCACCAAAGAAGGCGCACGTAGGTTAGACGCCATGCGTCAACAAGTCCGCCAACATAAAGGGAAATCGATGGCTGCCGGAAATTTCAGCGCGAACGCCAAGTCACCACTGTCGTATTTGAAGGAGGCCCGTTAAAATGGCCAACAGTTTGTTCCAAGGCGCACCCCAAACCGCCACGTCTTACACCACTTCGTCTACCGAGACCCCGAAGTGGATGCAGGACGCGATCTATAATCAGATCCAGGTCGCAACCAACATTGCCAACGCGCCGTACCAGGCGTACGAGCTGCCGACGGTGGCAGAGCTGTCCCCGTTGCAGCAGCAGGCATACCAGCAGGTGCAGGCGAACCAAGGCGCGTGGCAGCCCGCCCTGCAGCAAGCCCAAGCCGGTATGGCCGGGCTTGCCGGCTCCACCGGGGCATCTGACGCAGCATCACCGTATTTCGCAAAAGCCTCGAACATCGATATCGCCGGTTCGGCCAAACCCTATATCGACACCCAGTCCGGTCTCCTTAAAGGGATGGATTACTCCAAAGCCGGCAACCTGCTTAGTCCTTATGTCCAGCAGGCAATATCGTACGGCGGTCTACAGTCGGCCGACCCCTACCTCCGGCAAGCCTCGCGCGGGGCTTACGAGGGGGTGGCGGATTACATGAATCCGTACAACACCGCAGTGACTGACAGAATCGCTGAACTCGGTGCTAGGAATCTAACTGAAAACCTCCTTCCCGGCGTGTCTGATGCTTTCGTCAGGGCGGGACAATTCGGGGGTACCCGCATGGGTGAGTTCGGTTCCCGTGCTCTGCGAGACACCCAAGAATCGATACTCGGCCAACAAGCGCAGGCGCTACAGTCCGGCTACGGGCAAGCCCTTACCGCCGCACAGCAGGATCAGGCCCGTGCAGCACAGCTGGCTTCCACAGCCGGTAGCTTGGGCACGGCCCAGCAACAGGCGGTCCTCCAAGGCGGCCAAGCTCTGTCCAACGCCCAGCAGCAGGCTATTAACCAACAGCTGCAGGGATCCTCTCAGTACGGTCAGATGGCCAGTACGATGGGTGGCTTGAATCAAGCCCAAGCTCAACTGTACGCTAACCTCGGCGCACAAGCGGGTCAGCTTGCCAGCTCCGATCTGGCGCGGCAGCAAAGCGCACTTACCGGGCTGGCCAATATGGCCCAACTCGGGCAGACCATGGGCACCGCCGACGTGGCGGCGCTGGAATCTGCCGGATTGTCGCAACAAAACCAGATGCAAAAACAGCTGGATGCGGCTTACCAGCAATACCAAGCCCAGCAGTTGTACCCCAAGCAGCAGCTCGACTGGCTCAGCACTCAAATCCGTGGTATGGCACCCATTACGCCGACATCCACCACGGGCTCGAATACAACCTCGGGCGCTACTTATTCTGCCTCCCCGTTGGCGCAGCTGGCGCAGGGGCTGTCGCTGTACAAAGGTCTGACAACCCCGTAAACGCAAGGATGAACCTATGAGCTACGAACTTAATCGGCTGATGCAGCAGTACGGGGTGTCTACTCCGGCGTTGGTGTATGGTGGGATGTCCGCTCCCGTCAAACCGGAGGCGGACATGCTTGTGTATCGTCCGGGGACGCAAGAACGCATCCCGCTGGAAGAGCTGCAGGCTAAATACGACGCCGACTTGGCGAACTACAACGCGGACCAACAAGCCTACAACGACTACTCCGCACAGTATCGTAATCGGCTGACCTCCACCCCGATGTATTCCCGCTCTCAGTTCGGAACCGGTGCCCTGCCGTTGAATAAAGCAAACTCAGCCGGGTATACCTCTGCTACCGCCCCGGCGGGTATCGGTGCTAACCAGTACTACGCCAATATCCGTGACTGGCTTCAGCAGCACCAATCTGCAACCCCGGCCGAAGTGTCCGACGCCCAACGCCAGTGGGGCGTAAGTGGTGAAGACATCTACCGAGCCACCGGCAACTACTGGGGTAACAGCGTGCTTGGTCTGCCCAAATATAGCACACCGCAGATGCCTAATTTGACGGGAGTGTTGCGGGAATCCGCAGCTCCGGCAATCTCTTCCACCGCTGGTCAGACACAGGCTCAGACCACTGTTACGCCTACCTGGAACGGCGGCAGCAGCTACAGCTCTGATAACGGATTCAGCGCGCTCGGTGGTGCTCCTGACGTTGGGACTATCGGGGGTGGCGGGTACGGGTCAGATTCTGACGGGTCGGACGGCGGGGACTCAGATGGCGGTGATGGGTACTGCATGGGCGGTCTCGTGAAGAAATACGCCGAAGGCGGTGAAGTAGATACGGACCAAACCGGATCGGACCCGCAGACCCTGCCCCAACTTACGGGCGGCAGTAACCTGAGCCCGGAGCTTGTCGATTTGATTCGTAAGGACGCAGCCGCCCAAGGAATTGCAGACCCAGTGGCCAATTTCGTCGGATCTTCAAAGTCCACGAAATTCGGACTCTCACCCCTGGTTCCGGCGGGTATCTTGGCCCGACCTGCATCTTCCTTCCCTGCGCTGCCGACACCACAACCCAACGTGCCGACGACCAGCTCGACAGTCAGCCCGCTGGCCGCTATGCTCTCCAGGTATGAACAGTCCCCGTCACCGTATGCGGAGGAGCTGCGCACCGCGCGGGCTCGGTCGGATAGGGAACTCGGTGCATTCAACGAGATGCTGACCAAGCTTGCGGCAGACCCGGAAAGCGCGGGACCGTCGAAAGCAGAGTTGTACTTCCGGCTGGCGGCTGCTTTCGGTGCACCAACCAAGACCGGAAACTTTATGGAAAACGTAGCCTTGGCTGGTGCAGAGATGGCAGCTCACCAGAAAGAAACTCGCTCCGCGCAGTCTGAAGCCCGCAAGCAGCAGTTGCAACTTATGCTTGAAGCGCAAAAAATGCGCGCGACTAATGCCCGTGAAGACCTCGCCACCACGAGGCAATTGGCTGCCGATGAGGCGAAAACCCGTTCCAGTTTTGTGCGCGACCTGCTCAGGGAAGAGCTGGCATCAGGTCGCCCCCAATCCGAGGCGGGCAAAGCAGCATTGGATGCAGGGCTGCAAAAGGGGACGCCGGAATTTAACAAATTCGTCGACAACTATGTTACCAAGAAACTGGAAGGCGGGGACCTGTTCAAAACTCTCAGCCTGCAGCTTCAGCAGCGCGGGGTTGAACTAAAAGAAGCTGAAGCCAAGAAGTTGACTCCGGCCGAAGTACAGCTCAAAACAGAAACTGAAAACATTCTGTCCGGTCTGGACAGCGCCCTGCAAGATCTGAATCGAGCCTACCAGCTTAACCCGAATACATTCGGGAACACTGCGATTGAACGGGCGCAGCGGAAGTTGCTGCAAGAGACCGGGGTTAAAGATCCCAAATTGTCGAACACGTCGGAAGTCGAGAACCTGCTGGGTAGCCAAGTCCTGTCTAAACTCAAGACCACATTCGGTGGTAACCCGACCGAAGGCGAGCGCGCCATTTTGATGGAGCTGGAGGGCGCAGGCTCTAAGACTCCGGAAGACCGGGCCAAGATCATCCAGCGCGCTTACAAAGCTGCCAAGGAGCGCCGAGCACGGGAAGAAAAACGACTGATCGAGATCAAATCCGGGCTCTACCGGTCTACCGATTCAACCCCCGGCAATCTGGAGTAATAGAACATGGCAGACAATCAACCTAACTATGCCGCCAACCTGACGCGGGCCGTGCTGGGTCAGGGTCTTGCAATGGGCTGGGGCGACGAGGCCGAAGCGTGGCTGCGCTCCAAGCTAGGTGACGAAGGCTACGACCAAGCGCTGACCAAGATTCGCAATGAGTACGGCGGGTTCGCCAAGCAGCACCCGATAGCACAGACCCTGGGTGAGTTTGCCGGCGGGACCGCCCCCGGTGTTGCCGCGATGATGATTCCCGGTGGGCAGGCGGCGGGTGCTCAACAACTCAGCCGCTCCACACTGGCGACACTCGCCCGGCTCGGAGCTATTGGTGCCGGAAGCGGTGCGGTGGCCGGCGCGGGTGCAGCTAAAGAAGGTGAGCGCGTAGGCGGCGCGGTTGCCGGCGGCATCCTCGGCGGCGTGACTGGGGTCGGTGTCCCTGTGGCGCTGAGGGGTGCCGGGGCCGGTGCACGCTGGCTACGCGAACGACTGGCCCCCAGTGATGAGTACGTGCAAAGCGTAGCCACCGGCAAGCTGGCGCAGGCGCTACGTGATGCGGGCATCAGCCCCAGGCAGGCTGAGACCAGTATGTCTGTTGACCGTATGCTGCAGGTGCCGTCCCGACTTGCCAACGTCTCCCCGGCCACGGTTGACCTGGCACGGGCGGTAGCTCAGCGCACGGGACAGGGTGCGCAGACCCTCGAACGCGAACTCGTCAAACAGAAAGCCGGCGCACGCGAGCGCACATATCAGCAAGTTCGTCGCGGCTTGCAGCCCGGAGACTACTACGGCGATGAACAGCGGTTGGTGGAAGAGCTGAGGTCCAAAGCCGGCACGTTGTATGATCAAGCCTACGCCACAGGCCCCGTTGACGACCCCCGAATCACTGAGATCCTGAAAGACCCCTCTTTTGCCGGTTTCTACAACAAAGCGCGCGATATCGCCAACAAGGAGGCCCTCGCCGCAAAGCTGCGCGGTGAAGATCCTTCTAGGTTCAAGCTACCGGACATCCATGAGCCGATTTACATCAACGACCCGCAAACTGGGTTGCCGGTGCTTCAGGGATTCAACCTGCGCCAGCTCCCGGATGTTCGAACTCTTGATTACATTAAACGCGGCATCGACGCCACCATTGAATCCGGATTTAACGGCCAAGGTATGTCGAAATCGGAAGCGAACGCCCTGCGTCAGCTGCGCAAGGAATTCGTAAACGCTATTGACCAGAATGTGCCGGAATACGCTGCGGCACGCCGGGGTTACGCTGGTGACATGGAAGTGCTGGATGCTATGCGCACCGGGTATAACGACTTCGGCAAGCTTGACCACGAACAGATAACGAAAATGGTCGCTGACATGTCCCAGGCAGAGAGGGAGGCGTTCCGCACCGGGGTGGCCCGCAACCTTTACGGCAGCATCATGGGTCCGAGCAGCAACCGCAACGCCGCGCAGGGTGTGATTGGCTCGCCGGAAATGCAGGCCAAGCTCATGCCGCTGTTCGACACCCCGGAACAGTTCCGCCTGTTTAAAACAGCCCTGGAGCGCGAGGCGCAACTGTTCACTGAAGCCAATCGGGTACTCGGCGGATCTCAAACTGCAAAGACCATGCAGGGTAGAGAAGCGCTGGAAAGTCAGCCGGGGGTCGGAGAAGTGGTGACGGGCGCTGTCACTGGTAGCTTCTGGCCATCGCTCGTAGGCACCGTGATGCGCGGGCTCAACAAGGCTACGATGACCGACAGCGTTGCGGCTAAACTGGCGGACATGCTGGCAGCTCACGACCCCCACCAGGTGGCAGCGGCGGTCAAGCTGTTGGAAGAACACACAGCGCAACAAGCCCCGAAAGCACTGAAGGCAACTGCAGCGCAGGCCGGTGCGACGACCGGTCTTACTGGGGCTGTGTTCCCAGCGCCGAGCGGTAAGGGTGAAATGCCGAGCATCGAGAGCGACCTGCAGCAGCCTGCACCGAGCGGTGCTGATCTCCCCGATATCGAGCGGGACATCCAAGCAGCCGAACAGCGCTAACTGGGCACCGGGGACACCGCCGATGTGTCTCCGAGCCTCTCCTTGGGGTCTTCGTTGCGTTCTGATGATATTCAAGCTACTAATATAGCCCGGAATATTCAGAACGCAACGAAGACCCCTTCTCTTATTTGCACCGCGCACTCGTACGGGGGAATTCTAGGATTGACCCTAGGTGCCAGTGGGAAGAGGTCCGCCGTCTGAACAGTCTGTATCCGCCCCTATTCACCAACGGATACAGTGCCGGATACAGCTTCTCTCGAATGGAGAAGTATATTCTGTATCCGTTGTATCCGCTGTATCCGTATATATACTATATTGCTGTCGCAGACTTGCGACAGAGAATTACCCCCGCGTGCATGGAACACGGATACAGAACCGGTTCTTCCATTCGAGAGAGGGTGTTCCATCGCTGTTCCATGATGCCGGATACGGCGGATACAGAATGTGGGGAGAAGAATACATGTGGCGTTGCACCACGGCCCCGAGAGACTCCAGTATAACACAACTTCGGGGCTTGGTCAACACCCAGCGCCCGTGGTATAATTCAGTCTCCATAGTCCACTAGAGGTGCAAAGCCAATGAGCAATAGCTTGATTAACGAGTTCGCGAGTCTGTTCGCGGGCAATCTACGGTCATACGGCCGTTGGGACCCGGCCACCGGGAATTCACTGACCGAGAAGGCCGAAGTTCAGATTTCGAATTACGAGGACCACGTGGCCGGTCGAATGGGGCTGGGCATCGTCCCGATCACCGACGGCGGCACGGTGATGTTCGGGGCCATCGACGTGGACAAGCACGACGACCCGGAGGACGTAGACCTGCTGGGCATCCAGGCCAAGATCGAGGCACACCGGCTGCCACTGGTGATGTGTCGCAGTAAGCGGGGTGGCGCCCACCTGTACCTATTCGGTTCGGAGTTCTTGCCAGCGAAGTTGGTGATCCGTCTGCTGAGCTCCTGGCGCGACATGCTGGCGCTACCGCACAAGACTGAGATCTTCCCCAAGCAGGATTCGGTGGTGACCAAGAGTGGCGAGAAGTCGCTTGGCAACTGGCTGAATCTGTGCTATTTCGGCGGTGACGATACTACGCGATATGCGCTGGATTCATCCGGCCGCCCGATGTCATTCGAGTTGTTCATTCGAATGGCCCAGAGCCGCAGGGTGACAGCGGACCAGCTGCGTGAATATGGCGGCCGTGAGCACCTGGAAGCTCCGCCCTGCATCCAGAAGATGATCCACATGGGGGTGGAATCCGGCGCCCGCAACGAGGCGATGTACAACGTCACCGTGTACCTGAAACGTGCCCGCCCGGACACATTCTTCGAGGATGCGCTGGAGCTGAACAAGGGGATATTCGACAAGCCGCTCGGCCTGCAGGAGGCCCGTAAGGTGATCCGCTCCGCATCGCGCCGGGATTACCAATACAAGTGCGGCGAAGACCCCTGCAAATCGCTCTGCGATCGCAAGGTGTGCGTCACCCGTGAGTTTGGCATCTCGTCGGAAGAGCTCAAAGAGATGGACTCGTTCGACAACATGCCGAAGTTCACCGAGCTGATCGAATACCAATCCGATCCGCCGCGCTGGGGCATCCACGTAAACGAAAAGCTCATCTCCAACATCCCCACCATCATCCTGCGCGATCCGCAGGCGATGGGCACGTTGATCTTCGAGCAGCTCAAGATCAACATCCCGAAGATCTCCCAGGAGGTGTGGCGCAAGCACGTGCTTGACCCCTTGGTACCTACTCTCAAGACCATAGAGGTGCCCAAGGAGGCCAGCGCATCAGGGGTGATAGTGAGCAAATTCAAAGAGTTCGCACAAAAAGCGGACCTGTCGTCGGATGGCACCGATATCGCGGAACGTAAAGCTATTATGCGGAACGTACCGGTGGTCCAGTCTATCGATGGTGTTCGAACGTTGGTGTTCAAGGGTATCGCATTTTCCGAATACCTCAAGCGCACCAAGGCGGAATTGCAGTCCGGCATGGACCTGTGGAACACATTGCGGCGGGAGCTCGGGGCGACGCACACCAAGATGCGGGTACCCGGTGCCACGTACCCGGTTAACGTGTGGCTGGTGGAACTCACCGACGAGTACCGGGTTGCCATCGACGAACCCAATTTCGAACCGGAGTATTGAGCCATGGTCGACACCCGAATCGAATACGACGCCAAGTCCGGCAGGTTCATACTGTACTCGCCACCATGGATGGTGAGCACGGTGCGCCAGATACCGAGCAGGCGGTGGGACGCCAAGCGCAAGGCGTGGACAGCCCCGGCGCTACGGGCAAATTCTAGGTATATGGTGGACAAGCTCGCCGGCTGGCAATGGTCGCCGGAGGCCCGCGATGCCGCAGACCGCTCCCTGGCCGTTCAGACCGCTGAAGCTATTAACCCCTTCCCCCAGGTCTACAAATTCAAGACGAAGCCACGGGAGTACCAGCGCAGGGCATTGGATCTGGCCTGGGACAAGACCGCGTACGCGTTCTATATGGACATGGGCACCGGGAAAACCAAAACATCGATCGACCTGTACTCAGCCTATTTTCTAGAGGGCCGAGTAGACCGAGTTCTTATACTTACGAAGTATAGCACCCGGATGAATTGGGTGCGGGAATTCGCGATCCATGCGCCGATAGAAACCGACTGCCTGATCCTGGATACCGGCAAGCCGGCTAAATTCCTCGAATGGAACACTGCAGCGACTGATGCCATGAAGGTGCTGGTGGTGGGCACCGAATCGCTGGCGGCCGGCAAAGCGGCAGAACTTGCCACCCGTTTCGTCAATACCAGCACCAGGTGCGGCATGGTGGTGGACGAGGCGCACATGATCAAGAACCACTCAGCGAACCGCAGCAAGGCGGCGGTGAAGATTTCGCGTGGTGCGAAATACCGGTTGGTGATGACTGGCACCCCGGTGGCCAATGCGCCCCTGGACCTTTTCATGCAGTTCGAGTTACTTAACCCGGATATCATTGGTACCGGTGATTATTATTCGTTCCGTAATCGATACGCTGTGATGGGCGGCTACGAGGGGCGGGAGATTGTGGGGTATCAAAACATGGAGGAATTAGTGGAGCTGGTGTCCCCATACGTCTACCAGGTTCGTAAGTCTGACGTACTGACCGAGCTACCCCCTAAAGTATACGAGATCCGCGAGGTGAAATTGAATGATGAGCAAAAACGACTATATCGAGAAATTCTTAAAAACAACAAAGCAGTCACTGGAGATCGGGGACTGTACGTCAAAACAGTGCTTGAACGCATGCTCCGGCTGCAAGAGGTTTGCGGCGGCATTATCACATATGAAAGTGAGCCGTCGGAGGATGGTACCACCAACTACGACCACCAACTGATACCGGGCAAGAATCCCAAGATCGAGGAGTTGATGTCAATAGCTGAGGAACACGTAGTCCCGACCATCGTCTGGTGCCGGTACGTACCTGAGATCCGAATGGTGGTGGGTGCGCTGCGCGAAAAATACGGGCACGACCAGGTGGTGGAGATCCACGGGGCGATACCGGAGGAGCAGCGCGATTACAACGTGCAGGAGCTGTTCCAGAAGCGCCGAGCCAGATTCCTGGTGGGCAACACCCAGACCGGGGGCACCGGGCTGAACATGACCGCCGCCGAGATGGTGGTGTATTTCAGCAATTCGTTCTCCTATATCGAGCGGGATCAATCGGAGGACCGGGCACACCGGATCGGCCAGACTCGGTCGGTGCTCTATATCGATCTGGTGGCCGAGGGCACCGTGGACGTAGCGATCATTGACGCGGTGAAAAACAAGAAAGACATGTCCGAGTACGTGCGCTCCAGCATCGAGTCGAGAAATGCTGAGCAATTGTTTGGCACCCCAGCGTGATGTATAATAGAGGCTCACGAGATAATAGAGAGCAACACAAAATGAGCAAAGTCTATGTGACCCAAGAGGTCTTTTCGGCCGACTACAGTGATGCGCAGCGCTACGGCGATGTGGTGTTTCTCACCGCGTCCGAAGTGTCGATGGCTAGCCAGTCGCTTCACAATGTGAAGTTGGTGGAGCAAATCCGCCGTGGGCTTCACCGCTACGACCCGGAGGTCGATCACGTGGCTCCGAGCGGGTCTCCGATCATCACCGGGCTGGTGTTTGCGATACTGTCCGAAAAAACGCACCGGTTCAACGTCCTGAAATGGAATGGCCGCGACCAATGCTACGCGGCAGTCACCATCAGCACCAAAGGGGGCAGCGATGAGTGAGAACAGCGAATTCTCGGTCTACGATAGCCTGACGCTGGTGGAACTGATCGCGGCGATGTCGCAAGTGCAGGCGGCGAAAGAGGACCTGGAGCAGCAGCTGAAGGCGGTAAACCGCACTTTCGATTTCCTGCGAATCACCAAGATCCCGGCAAAGATGGAAGATGAGGGTATCGCCCGCCTGGCTGTGAATGGTATTGGCCGCGTCAGCCTTACCTCCGATATGCACGTCAGTATCAAATCTGACCGCAAAGAGGATTTCTACCAATGGCTATCCGATAACGGCCGAGGTGATCTGGTGCAAAATAGTGTGAACCCGTCCACGCTAAAAGCCGCTGTCAAGAAAATGTTCCAAAATGGGGAAGAGTTCCCTGAGGACATGCTCAACGTTTCACCATTCACCCGGGCCAGCATCACCCGGTCGTGATATAATCGAATCCGCCGGCACACCGTCGGCATAACCCCCGGTGCCCGAGTGGCACCTGTAAACCTGAAAGGCGGCCAAAATGGCTAAGACTGAAGTAGCAACCACCAACCAATTCGAAATCGCAGTGACCAACGAGGTTCCGGATTTCCTGCGCGGCAAAGAAGGCGGCCGAGGCGCTGAGAACGTCGGCGCCGATGACCTTGTCATCCCCCGAATCGAGCTCATCCAGGCGCTATCCCCGGCCCGCAACAAGAAAGACGCAGCCTACATCGAGGGCGCCGATGAGGGCATGCTTTACAACAACGTGACACGCGAGCTGTACGGCGAGACCGTCACTGTGATTCCGGTGTACTACTCCAAGCAGTACCTGGTTTGGAAAGATCGCAAGTCGGGCGGCGGCGGTTCCAACGGTTTCCGTGGCGCTTTCGCCAGCCTCGCTGCGGCCAATGCTGCCATCGCCCAGCTGAATGAAGAGGGCCTGGAAGCGATCGACACCGCCCAGCATTTCGTGCTGGTGGGCCATGCTGGCGAATGGACGGAGGCGGTCATCTCCATGTCCAAGTCCAAGATGAAGGTCAGCAAGCGCTGGAATTCGCTGGTTCGCATGACCAACATGGATTCGTTCGCCCGTGCCTACAAGCTGTCGGCAGTGACTGAGACTAACGCGCGAAATGAGAGCTACTACAACCTGAACGTCACCCCGCTCGGGTTCGTGTCGAAGGAAATTTACGAGCGCGCCGAGAAGCTGTACAATACGATTTCTCAGGGCGGTGTGAAGGTCAGCAGTGATTACGACATCGACGCGGACGAGACCGTAACCCAGCACGATACCGAGTACTGATCTAACGGCCCTGCGCTAGGGGGCTATTACTAAACCTTCGCTGACACCCCGGAAAGACGGGGATCACTGTAGAACCCGGTTGCGACTGGTATGGTTGGGACTTGAGGGGAAGTTATGGTATCTAGCCGTAGCCGGGTTCTACAGTGGTTCCAACGATCCACTGATCATCAATAACCGAACATCGGAGAAATGAAAATGCGAACCGTGGGCGATGAGGGTTGGGCTGAGACTGTTGAGCAGCGTAGGCTGCGCGAGCAGATCGCACACAAGAACACCATCAACTATCTGTTCGAGCGGGTATCCACATACATGGAATATCTTGCCAAGGACGCCGACAACCAAGAATCTGTTGATGGGTTCAATGAGATCCGAAAGAAGCTGGAGCCGCTGCGTCAGAAAGCTCTGGCCTACGAAGATAGCGCCCTGAATATTGCGGCGTGATGACCCGGCCCCTCGGGGCCGGTATAGATTTGATAGAGGGCATCAGAATGGCTACAAAAGCTATTTTTGGGCCACCGGGCACTGGCAAGACTACGGAATTGTTACGCCGAGTGCAGGAGGCTAAAGACCTGGGGGTTTCCCCAGACGGCATCGCGTTCCTGTCCTTCACACGGGCGGCCGCCAGTGAGGCATTATCGCGCCTCGGCATCCGCAGGTCCGACAACGTGTGCACGATCCATTCCATGTGCTTCCGTTTGATGGGCCTGCGGCAGCCACAGGTGGTAGATAGTGCAAAGCTGCGGGAATTTGCGGCCAAGGTCGGCGTTCCGATCATTGGTAAATCACCGGAAGACGACGAAGAAAGGGCAGATGGCGATGCGTATCTCGACATTATCAACCGTTCGCGCAACACCTACACGGACCCGGATGAGGCGTATGACCTATCCGACCGCCCCGGAACCCGCGCCGAATTCAATATGTTCCGCCATGCGTACGCTGACTGGAAATCTGTTTTCGGATATTGGGACTTCACCGACATGCTCGACGCCGTCGCCAAAGGCGGCGCCAGTTCCCCGGCTGAAATCTTCTTTATTGACGAAGCACAGGACCTATCACCTCTTCAGTGGCGGGTCATCGAGCGAATCACTGAGAATGCGAAAGCAGTCACAGTGGCCGGGGATGATGACCAGGCCATCTACACGTGGTCCGGTGCCGACCCGCATGGCATGTCTGAATTCATCGAACGGCATGATGGCGATAGCGAGGTACTATCACTATCGCACCGACTACCTGTTGCAGTGCACAAAAAATCACAGTCCCTCATCCGTCGCGTCAGCCGTCGCGTCGATAAGGTGTTCACTTGCACCGGTGATGTGGGACTGGTCCGCATATTCGGCGGTATCGACTCGGTTACGATCCGGAGGGGGCAGGATACGCTACTTCTGGGACGGACGCACTCAGTATTGAGGGATGTTGAGAAGTCGCTGATCGAGGGGCGGATTCCGTATCTGCGGGAGTCCGGCAGGCCGGGGATGTACCAGAACCGGTGGGCGACGGCTATCCGAACGTTCAACGCGCTGGCCCGTGGTGAGAAAATCACTGAATCGGCCAAGAACACGCTGTTGCATGCGTGCAACGCTGCATCAAAACGTCTAGTGACCGATGGGAAATGGTCGGAACTAACAGCTCGCCCATTCCATGTTAGACTGGAGGTCCCGATCAACATGCTGGATTTCTACATCGACACGGATCTGGACGCAAAACCCGATGTCCGACTGTCCACCATTCATGCAAGCAAAGGCCACGAAGCGGACCGGGTGATACTGATGACTGACATGACCAGTCGCGTGGCCGAGACCGCAATGAAATTCCCCGACGATGAGATCCGCACGTTCTACGTCGGGATGACCCGCGCCAGGAAGGTCCTCGATATTGTCGATGGTCCGAATGGCTTTAAAATCTGAAAGAGAGTAACGAAAAATGGCTTACGACAACACCAATTCCGGCATGTTAGCCCACAACGAGAACCGCAAGAGCGACAAGCATCCCGAATTCTCCGGCTCGATCAACGTCGAGGGCGTCGAGTATTGGGTCTCGGCCTGGGTAAACGAGGGCAAACCCGGCGGTCGCATGGAAGGCAAGAAATATTTCTCACTCAAGCTCAGCCCGAAGGAGAAGAAGGCGGAGCCGATGAAATATGACCAACCGTTCGATGGGTCCGACATCCCTTTTTGAACCCCCACCGGTAGTATAATTGGGGCTTCGAGCCCCTTTTCAGAGACTAATAGAGGACAGAAATGAATTTTCCCCGAATAGACCGGGTGCCATACCTGGTGATCGATACCGAGACCACCGGCCTGCACTTCTGGAAGGATAGGGTGTTCGGTATTTCCATCACGCTTCCGGACAAGTCAACGTATTACTGGGATGTCCGAGAGACACCGGGCGTGATTCTGTGGCTGCAGGACGTAATCCGATATGGGGCTGTGGGGAAGTGGGTCGGGCACCACCTAAAATTCGACTACCACATGCTGCGCGAGTCGGGGATCGTACTGCCGCCGGACCGCATCGACTGCACGATGATCCGTGCAGCGCTGCTAAACGAGCACGAGCCCACCTACGAACTGGATTTCTTAGCACGCAAGTACGCCGGCATCGCCAAGGACTCGGAGATCTACCCCGAGCTGGCAGCACTGTTCGGGGGCCGTCCTACTCGGTCGGCGCAGATGCCGAACCTACACCGGGCACCGCCATCGATAGTCGGTAGGTATGCCAAACAGGACACGCTGGCGACTCAGGCGCTGTATCTAGCCCAAGAGGCCATGGGCATGGCGGATCTGGCCCAGGTGCACTCGCTGGAGCTGCAGCTGCTGCCGATTCTGATCGAGATGGAGGAGTACGGGCTCCGTGTGGACGTAGAACGGGCCGAGCAGGCCGTCCGAGACATCACGGAGCGCGCGGAGGACACTCAGCGGAATCTCAATAGGATGGCGGGCTTCGAGGTCAACCCGAACCCTTCTGGCTCGATCGCGAAGCTATTCCAGCCGAAGAAAGACGAGGAGGGCCTGTGGCGGTTGGTGGACGGAACAATAGCCGAATCCACCGAGGGCGGCAAACCGTCGATCAACGCGGATTGCCTGCGCCGCATGCGACACCCGGCGGCGAAGATGATCCTGGACTTGCGCAAGATGCTCAAGACTAGGGACACCTTTCTGTCTGGGCACATCCTGGGGCACCAAGAAGACGGCCTGATTCATTGCAATTTCAACCAGACCAAAAACGACGCGGAGGCGGGAACAGGAACCGGCCGCCTCAGTATCACGGCACCGGCGCTGCAGCAGATCCCATCACGGGATAAAGCTATCAAATCCATCGTGCGCCCGATTTTCCTGCCGGATGAGGGTGCCCAGTGGCTGGGCATGGACTGGAGCCAGTTTGAATTCCGGGTGGCCAACCATTACGGCCAGGTGCCGGCGATTCTGGATGCCTACCGCAAAGATCCGAATCTGGACTTCCACCAGCTGGTCTCGGATATGACCGGCATCCCACGAAATGCGCAGTACGCCGGCGGTCCGTCCAGTAAGGCTATCAACCTCGGGCTTGCCTTCAACATGGGCTCCGGCCGGCTGGCGCAGGAGTGCGGACTGCCGTTTACCGAGGAGAAAGGGCCAGGCGGCAATGTTTACCTGAAGGCGGGGCCGGAAGCTATGGCGATATTCGAGAAATACCACTCCGCCAATCCTGGCATGAAAGATATGGCAGGGAAGGCGTCAGCTATCGCTAAGCAACGCGGGTTCGTACGCTCCATCATGGGGCGCAGGCTAAGGTTCCCCGGCGGTCAATTCGTGCACAAGGCGTCAGGGCTAATTTACCAGGCCACATCCGCTGACTGCATGAAGCAGCAGCTCATTCTTTTGCACCGACATTTGAAGGAGACTGAGGCGGGGCGATTGCTGCTGTCGGTGCACGACGAAATCGGGATATCGCTGGAGAAGGGTGCAGATCCCGAGCCGATCGCAAAGCTGTACACCACATTTGATGGGGTGATCAACCCGATAAAGCTGCGCGTCCCTATTACCTGCGACTGGGGCGTTGGTGCCAACTGGATGGAGGCGAAAGACTAATTGCGTGGGTTGTCCCACCCGTGTTATAATAGAGTCTCACCAACACCAATAGAGGATAGATCATGACTTCTGATTCCCTTGTTCCGGCCGCCCTGTTGTCTCTTGACTCGGCTGATGTCCAGATTTTGCTTGGCGTGATTTGGGAGGCCCGGCGCGCTGGCTTGGTCCCCGATTGTGACGCCGATCGCGTCCTCTTCCTTGAGTCGCGGATCGCTGCGATTGAAAATTTCCTCGCTGCCGATTGATTCCCGCTGCGGGGGCAACCCCGCTTTTTGTTAACACCGATTGATAGAGGATAGAGCGATGATTGATGGTAACGGAATGGCCCCGCTGGATCTGCATCTATGGGAGATGGACCTTATCCGGTCCGTCCTGTCCAAATGCGTCCGCAGCTCCAAGTACACCCCGACTGAGGTGGAAACTATGCACGACATCCTGGACAGACTGTCCAGCGTGCGTGAAGATTTGAAACTGTCGATAGACGAAAACTGAAAGGAAATACAGAAATGATGATCGATATGACGATGGACGGCATGTGGGGCAGCTGCGGGAAAGGGGGCGTTACTGGCTGGCTGGCCAAGCGCAAGCAATACGACACCGTGGTGTGCGCCTATGGCACCCAGGCGGGCCACACCTACAACGACCGCGAACGCGGCATCTCGATGATGGTGCAGCAGCTGCCCGTCGGTGTCACCTGCCCCACTGTGAAGAACGTGATGATCGGCCCCGGTGCCCTGATCCATGCCGACACTCTGCTGCGCGAAATCCGTGAGTATCTGCGGCCCGGCCAGCGGCTGATGATCCACGAGAATGCAGCGGTGGTCACGGATGAGCACGCGCAACGGGAGAAAGACCGGGGACAGACCAAGATGGGTTCTACCGCCAAGGGCGTGGGTCAAGCGATGATTGATCGCATCCTGCGTGACCCCGACTCGAAGGCCATCGCACGACTTGGATTCGCTGGCACGGAACTGGAACAGTACGTGGTCGATCGATTCGAGTACGACCGTCAGCTCCAGTTGGCACAGAAGGTTCTGGTCGAGGGTGCCCAAGGTTTCGGGCTGTCGCTCTACCACGGCGATTGGCCGTACTGCACCTCGCGTGACGTGACCCCGTGGCAGATCGCCGCCGATTGTGGCCTGCCCTTCAAATGGGCTAGTGATATCACCGTCTGGAACGTCATGCGCACATTCCCGATCAGAGTGAACAACCGAGACGGCTCCAGCGGTCCGGCCTACGAGGGCCAGCGCGAGCTCACCTGGGAGGAACTAGGCCAGAAGCCCGAGCTCACCACCGTGACGAAGCTCCCACGCCGCGTGTTCGAATTCTCGCTGCATCAGTTCAGTCACGCCATGTTCCACTGCGCATCCGATGCCCTGGACAATCGTGTGGTGCTGACCTTCGCTGACTACTGCACACCGGAGCAGCTTGAAGGGATTATGCGGCAGATCGAGACTACCGGGTACACGGTGGACTACATCTGCACCGGCCCGGATGACTCGGACATCCGTGAATGGTCCCGTAACGAAGATCCGCTGGACCTGTGATGACCGACCCCACTGACTGCACACTGAAGGCATTTCAAGTGGGGATCACCGCTTGGGCGGACAGGATGTTTCCTGACCGCACTGCGGATGAGATCTTGCGCAAGATGCTGATCGAGGTGGAAGAGCTGATCGAGGATAGGGTGACCCCGGATGAGTACGCTGACGTAGTTATCTTGGTACTCGATCTGGCCAGCCAATATGGTATCGACATCGAGCGGGCCGTGCTCGATAAGATGGCCGTAAACGAACACCGCCGGTGGCAGCGGGATCCCGCCACCGGAACAATGCAACACATAGGGGAGTAATATGAAAATTTCCGAACTTATGCGGATGTCGCATGTCAAGCGCTGGGGGATTGTAGATACGTCCCGCCCGCAGACGATAGCGGAGCACTCATTTAACGTCACGATTCTGGCCACCCGGCTGGCACACGACATCGGCTGGAATGGGGTACTACACCCTGACCGCCACCTACAGGTGGTCTACTGGGCGCTGATGCACGACTCGATCGAGGTGTTCACCGGCGACACACCAACCCCGTATAAGGAGACCCTACGCGGCTGCGGTGCCGACTTGGTGAAGGCCGAAGCCAGCTACGATCGCAATTATTACGAGGTGGCGGGCACGGTACGTGGGACGGTAGCTGAGATGGTGGTGAAGCTGGCCGATCTGATCGAGGCTATCCATTTCTTGGATAACTACGGTGTCGGCCGTCACGCCCGTGAGGAGGTCCTTCCGCTGTTGCGCCGTCAGCTTACTGATTCGGTTGACCGGTACAGCGATTCTAACCCCGATCTGCATATCCGCAAGGCAGTACGGACCATGTGTGAGGAGCTGGGCGTATGAAGTGTCCAAAGTGCGGCGGCGACACCTGCGTTACCAGCACCTACAATAATGTGGACAACCGCATTCGGCGTCGTCGAGAGTGTGAGAGCTGCAATTATCGCTTCTCTACCAAGGAGGAGGAGCACCAATTCGTGAAACCCGGCGAAGAGTCGCCAGAAAAGGAGATCCAAGATGAGCAGGGATGATGTACGTGCCGTGCTGGCTGAACGCGGTGCCGCCTACGGCGATTTCACTGGCCAAGCAGCGCTGTCCCGAGCGCTGAAACACCATGTCATGGAACACCCCAACTATGGGTGCCTGAGCATGGCACAACGCGAGGCGCTGGACATGATCCTGCACAAGATCTCGCGCATCGTCAATGGCAACCCGAACATCCTCGACCACTGGGTCGATATCTCCGGATATGCCATGCTCGCCGCCGACCGCATCGGGAACGTCGAGTACATGGAAGAAGAGACCGGGCTGACTGACTGACTGAGGAGTGGGCCATGATCAACACAACGTCGCCCGCGAGGGCCAAATGGAAGAAGGAAATCTTGGCCTGGATTGACGGTGCCATGATTGAGTCCCGAGCTAGGGTGGAGATCGGAGGTTTTGCCGGCACGACTGGGTGGGTTGAGTGCGCAACACCCGACTGGGACTGTCCGATCTCCGAGTACCGGGTGAAACCGGACATGCCGAAAGAGTCCACCCGACGGGTGTTCATCGGGAGGACACCGGCTCACGACAATTTTTGGACCCAGCCAAATTTAGAGTTGGTGTTTGACTGCCAGACTGGCGCGCTGAAGACAGCCCGAGTGTTGTAAAAACACAACGAAATGCATTTTGCGTGGTCCAGTTATTGCACCGGTACCACAGCCTGTGTTATAATAAAGGCTCAAGATAGCTAATAGAGGACACGCAAAATGCAAATCGCAACCCTTACCGCCACCGGCCAAATCGTTGAAATTATCGTCGTTCGCGGCGGCTGGACCACCATTCGCGCCAACGGTGTCGAATCCAAGGTCCGTAACGGTGCCTTGACCAATCATGGTTCCAGCGACGAAGAATTCGAAGAGGTCCCAGATCAACTCGAAATCGAAGTGGCTGCGGAACCGGCTCAGACACCGGTTGAACCCAAGCCGGTGGATATCAACGAGCGCAAGAACGGTAAAGTTGATGCTCTTTACCTTAATTTCTACAAAAGGACCAAAATCATGACTGATAAAGGGGTTAAAATCGCCGTGGACTGCGGGGACAAAGTGGCTGAGGAGCTTCGCGGACTGCCGCTGACCGCCGTATATATCGAGGTATCCTACATTCTGGACGTCACCGTGAAAGAGCTGCACGCCAGGTATGGCCACCTGAACAACGGGCTGCAGCGCATGGCGCTTGGTAACCTGGCCCGCAAGGCGATTCGAGACAAAGAAAAGGAGAAAAAGGCCAACTGACCAAACGCCTGACAACGCGATAGATTAATAGAGGAACTTAAAATGCGAGAAGTAACAATCCGGAACGCCAGCGGTCAGCCAATCAACACAGTGCCGTGTCACGGCGTCCGCATTCACCTTGAATCTCATTATCTGGATCTGGCCCTGCACTACTGGAGGGACGGCTCCAGGTGGTGCGTGACTGACCCGCTGTCCGGAATCCGACTGTTCACATTCGACTGGACGTCCGGCGACGTTGCCGGGGCCAAAGTGGTGGCCAGGTATAAGATTGGGAAGCTGATAACCGGCGAGGAGGGGGACCTGATCGACCGGCTGCATGCCGCCCGCCAGCGCTTGATCGACAAAATGGGGGAACAGAAATGATTCGCGTAATCCAACATACCGATTTTTTGCATGACCATGCGATCCGCCCGATCACACTAGGCGTCGTGACGTGCGTGGAGGAGGCGTGGCAACGGTGGGGCAAGTACAAGGTGATGTACTACTGTGTCTGCCGCAATTTCGAATTCATCGAGGGTTGAGATGGCCAGCAAGACATTCCCGCCGCTGGACGACCATTTCCCGGCACCGGCCGGCGATTCCAATTATGTGCCCTGGTGGGCAAAGGGTGAGTACGCGCGGCGTAACGGCACCGCTTACACCACTGAGTCCGGTGTCTCAATTGCCAACGGAGTCGTGGTCGGAGAACGCCCGGAAAAGGCCGTAGAGACTGCCCTGGTACCTACGCCCTCACCAACACCCATGAAGCGCTCGGAGACCCCACGGAAGCCCGTCATGACCGCCCCGCAACTAGACATAGTGCGCCTGCGTTCGATGGCCGCCGGCTACGGGCTGTGTGACGATGTGTGGAAAGAGTCCCCCAACATGGGAGTGGCTGTGATGCGATTGAAGAATGCGGCACGCAAGAAAGGCATTGCGGTATGACCACCTACTACATTGACTGTCTGTCTGCCACCAACAATGCGGCCGGCTGGTGGTACTCCCACCGCCACCATCGCTGGATGGTCCTCATCGGGGCCGACCGATTCACCTGCTCTCAGTGGGCGGTGGCTGATGACTTCGGGCAACTGGCACCGGGGTGCGACCCTAGCCCCGCCAGGTGCGACTAATTATTGCACCACTGGTACAAGTTGTGTTATAATAAAATCACTGGAACGTCCCAGTGATTGATAGATACATAGAGGAAATCGAAATGGCAGACGCAGGCAACAACATGACCACCATCAACGCACTGACTGAGCAAGCTGCCACTGTCATCATCGGACAGCGTGCCGATGGCAAGCGCATCGAATACTACAACCCTGCACGCGGCGTCGTGAACGGCCATGAAGTTGAAGTGAGGGTGGTTGAGCAAATGCGCCGCACCACCAGCCGCAACATTCAGGCACCTTCGTTCATGTTCAAGGTGGACGGAAAGCGGGTATCCAAATCGAACCTGGCCGCAGCACTGGCCGCCTGAGTCCATATCGCATAGCCTTCGGGCTATCCAATGCGGATTCCGCAGATGTAAAGGAGAACGAAATGCAAGTAACCGAATTGCTCCCACGCCGTCGCACGCTACACCCGGTGCGGCTCACTGAAACGTATGGGGTGCCCCACATGATGGATACTGGTAACATCTGTATTGTGCACGAGCCCGACGCAGCACGTACCTACCACTCCAGCGGCCCACGCGCCAATCGACTCCCGGCCGGCTCCCCGCTGGCAAAACGAATGGATGCCGCAATGGACGAGTACAACAAGGGGGCTAAATGATGTTCCACCAGGTCATCAACATTGGCGAGGGTAACATGCCGGTCGCTATCGAATACGGAATCGACGACGACTGTGGCACCCTCTGGATCGAGTCGATCCTGGCCGGCAACGGCTTTGATTTGACCGGCTACTTTCTAGAGTCGCAGCTCAAGCCCATCGAACAGCAGCTCTGGAAACGCCACGACAGCGTGGTCCGAGAAATGGACTGGCTGCACAGCGAGAGCGTCGCGGCCGAGCGTGATGCATTCAAGGAGATTTAAGATGATAACCATCGACCGATCCATCACCTGGGCGCTTGCCACAGGTGTCGCGCTAATCATTGGCGGTAGCTACCTGCTCGATGGTCCAAATGAGGAGCAGGTTGAGCGCGCCACCGCCGTTGACCTTGAGGATGCCAAACTGGCAGCCCAGCGCTTCGAGCGCGACCTGCGTGCCTGCAAGAAAACTCTTGGCCCAAGCGCCGACCTGGTGCAAATCGAGCGCACCGGTGATTACGTCTGCCGCGAGATGCCGATCGAGCCGACCCCGGCTGAAGTCCTGCATCACTACTACGACCTTGGGAAGAAGCTGTAATGAATTGCTGCAGCCATAATTGCGCCCAAGGACGGCGCTGCCCAGCCCGACGCCGCGCGACCAGCCTGGCCCGTGCTTTGGCCGGCTACGCCGTCTTCCTGCTCTGCCTGATGTCTGCTGCTTCAGCTCTTGCTATATGGTTAGCGAAGTGGGGAACGGCATGAGCACCACCGACCACGAGTACGCCGACCTGCTGGCTCGGCTCAACGCCATTCCGGCGCAACAGCCAGTACGGCGGACCTACACCCAGGCTCAGGAGCGCGCGCACCCGGTCGAGGATTTGATCAAGGAAAACGGAGAAGCAGCATGGTGAACAAGCAATCCAAAGCCATACGGCTGGCCGATCTCATCGACGCAAACTTGGCCGGAGCAGGCGACGCGGAGATTTCGGCCGAGCTGCGCCGCCTGCACAAAGAGAACGCGGACTTCCGCGCCACCTGCGACCACCTGACCCGAGAGAACGCCGAGCAGATCGGAGAGGTCGTGGCGCTCAAGGAGCAGCGGGATGGGTTGCTGGAGGCGCTGCGCAACCTAGAGCTTGGCGCGAACACCGTTAATGCCTGCTACACGCGCAACCCCGGAAACTTTGCTGCCGCGCTGCGTGATCTGCACGAATACGCGGACGCCGCCCGCGCCGCCATCGCC